GCTGAGTTTGGAACCTGTCACCTGGTTAAATGGATTCTGGAACACCATTCCTACTTTCTGGCAAAGCTCATCTACCTCTACATTTCTCACTTCAACATCATCAACGAATACCTTTCCACCATATGCGCCACGGTAAAAGTTCGGCACAAGTCCGAGAAGCGCCTGACAAAATGTGCTTTTTCCGGAACCATTACGTCCGATCACACCAATGAATTCTCCCGGCCTAATGTCGCAGGTAATTCCGTCCAGTGCAAGCTTTTCTGTATCCGGATATCTATATTTTAAATTTTCTACTTTCCCTATTAAATAATGCTAGACCTAACTAGCTGGGATTTCCACGTTAATTTATTATTCTTGAGTATTCACTTCATTAGAGATAGTCTAATAGCGTTGTTGCATAGGTATCTAACTTTCTATATACATCTATGCTGCCATTTTAATTATCTCTGCCATAATTATGTCTGGAAAATCTGAATACTCTGCTTTTGGATTTTCAAGACTTATTTTATTTGGATTTCTAAGATAACCTAATGTATATTTAGTTATCTTATATTTCTTATCAGTTAAGAGATCGCACCCTGTTTGTGTCTTAACACGTAATGGCCTAGCTTTATAATGACGATAATGAAAATCAGTAAGTGTATTATTTACACGATACATAAAGCTGTCTGCAGTACATTCAAATACCGACGTATCAAGCTCATGTCCACCATTAATCGAATCTATAACAACATCCTCATTTAGCACAAACATCATCTTTTCGGGATAAGTTACTTTGTACTTATTATATGTAGCTCGACTTTCATCTACACTACTTAAATCTAAATCGCTTGATACAAATAGATTTACTAAATCTTTAGTACGTTTCTCATTCTACTCATATGATGTGAAATGTGGTGCATTACCATTAAATCTAGTTTTACAGAATTTATAAACAGCCTGATTTAACCAATACAAAGAATCATCAGTAGCAGGCTTATTGAGAACATCATCGATCTGATTTATCTCTCGTTCAAATGCGGCTAATATCTATATATTTGTCATTCTTCATCCTCCTATTCATCTCGTTGGTTATTCTATTGATTAGATTGTCTCTAAGGCTATTTAGAAGCCGTCTAAGACTATGAAGCACCTCCACGCTTATAGTTTATAAACAGCTATACTGCGCCCGTCACAAGCTCATTAAAACACTCATATGGCAATTCACACGGAACTATATCTTTACCAAGTATTGTGAATTCAGATGGCATTTTTATATATCGCATTGCCACAGACTTAACAGTAGTATAATCATCTGAAATTATTTCAAAATATGTATTGCCATTTACATTAGCAGTAGTCATATATATGATAGGTCTACGAAGTATACGATGTTTATTAAACGTATCATTCTATATCTGTTTCAATTGATTTGAATTGACATAGTCGTTTCCTACTGTTCCTTCTATATTAGAATCATCTGAATACGATACTGATACATTACTTGTAGAATCTATATACATGTTAAAATTAGGAACACATATTTGATTAGTAGAATCTATAGGAAATTCTACAGCAACTATTAAAGTTTTTAAATAATCATCAATACGGTTAGAAGCATTAGAATTAGGCTGTACACGATCTTTCGTTATATATAATTCTTTAATAAACTGATTCTAATATTCATTCAAAAATGAATAAATATCTTCAGTATCTATCTTATCAACTGTCTTAGTTGACGGAAGTATAGTTTGAATCCTACGTTCAAATTCTATCCCCAATTGTCTTGTCTATTCTGGTGTCATGCCTCTAATGATTTAGTTTGTACTACTGTTGCTAATCTAGGATCTTGTACGTTTCTACAAGCAAATATTACAGCAAGATTAATAAGCTCTTCACATACTGTATCTGATAACAAGAATTCGGTATCGTTATTTTCATTACCTTTAAAAGTAGACGGCATGTATACTCCTCTTATATATAACTAAAAATTAGGATTATCATCTTCTTTATTGATATGTCTACTATCAACAAGAACATGTATTACTTTATCGCCGTCATTTAAATTAGAAGACTGTATATACATAATAGGCTGTTTAATCCACGGCTTATTATGTACAGTTTCTTTAAATTTATCAGATATAAGACTTGTAGTTAAATTTACAACTTCTTTGTCAGTATCGTTATATTTAATAATTCCATCTAATAAATATCGTGGTGTGCCATTATCGCCAAACTTAAATAAAAGTTCATTATTTGCCTTTATTAACGATTCATCATCAGATTTCTATGTATCAAAATACTTAATTAATGGAGCTATATCTGACATGGCTTTAGAATCCATATCTAACGCTACTTTACGAGGATTATTGCCTGTAACCTTTTGAGCTATTAAAGCATACATTGCTTTATCTAAAATAGCTGCAATCTCTTCATTTGTAAGTGAAGGATATGACGAAGATACATCAGCCTTGTCATATTCAATCAAAAAATTTTTGTATATATCATTATACGTCATATCTCATTCTAAATATTACTTATTCTTAGTTTCGTTTATGATTGCAAGCTTAAGGTCTTGATTCTTCTTGTTATCCAGATATGCGATTGCATCATTAAGCGAATCAGCAATCATCTCAGTACCATAATAGTACTGTGTTTTCTGCTTACGGATAACACCTTTAGCAATAGCCTCCTCAAGTATAAACTGAGTATCCTTAGACTTGTTATTTACCCACAAATCAAAGAACTTCTTAGGCTGCTTATCTACAAGGTTAAACAATGTAGACTCAACAAGTTCATTAGACATACGCTCACCATTAAGACCAAACAGACGCAGACACTTACGCATCTGATCAAGAGAAAGCTTACCGAACTCGATAATAGCATCTCTACGCAGCTTATTAATCTTATTAGCTTCAATAGCTTCAGCCTGACGATTAATCAACAGATAATCCTTACCTTCAGTAAGTTTGTCAAGTGATGTAGCTACACGCTTATGTCCACTAAGGAATTTAATTGCCAAAGCCTAGCGAGGAATTGAATCATCAAGTACAAGTGTACGAACACCTATTTTAATTACATAATTAATCCAGAAATCGCTAGTACGCGAAAGTGTACCTTTCTCATAACCTAAAGCTTTTTCAAAATATTCTTCATCTTCTGGTGTAAGACCAGTATATCTCATCCCGGAACGAGTCCAATACGAACCGATATAATCAGCACATCCTTTATATTTAAGAAGACCTGCCCAGGGGTTTTTCTTTTTAATCTTTAATTCAACTACCATAATTTTAAATTAGTATGTTGTAATGTCGTACACCGGGGAAATTCCCCGGCTCGAACATTATTTACTTTTGTTGTTAATATTAAGCACCAACAGTGGTCATGCCGTTATTTGTATGCTCAGCGTCATCTGCATCACAGTACAGAATACCGCAAGACAGCGGGTTACGGAGCATAATACCCTCCTCACCGAGGAAGTGTACCTGATAACCATCACGGCTGTTAGAACGTACAGTATTGATGTTATTAGCGTATCCAGCAGGAGTTACTGAACCAGCAGTACACCACTGAACAAACTCACGACCTTTACGGCAAACCTTAACGATGTTAGCCTGACCATCACGCTGGCCGAGGTCGATAAACAAGAATGTGTATGACATCAATGGTTTACCTGTCAGAGGATGAAGCTTACGGAACATCTCCATGTTATCAAACATAGCGCAACGCTTTACAGTAAGCTCAATACCATTAGTCATCTTATAAGTTGTAAACTGACCACCAAGAGTAAGATCCTGACCAGAACCAGTAATGAAGTGTGTATCAATCATCTGGAAGCTAGCTACCTTCTCCTTCAGGATACGGTCAAACTCACGAATACCCATCTCACCTGTCAGAGCCATAAACTTACGCTCGTTAGTACCAAGCAGATTATAGCACAGATCGAAGAGGAAATCCTCGAACAACTCACAAGTCAGAGTTGTATAGTAACGTACGTTAGCTGGTGAAACCTGCTCAAACAGACCTGCTGAAATAGCTACAGGACGTCCGTTTGAACCCTTGAGGTTGTATGTACCATCAGCATTACGGTTAGACTTAGAGAACAGAAGAGCCTTCTCCTCACGCTTCTTCCACTCACGAAGGGCCTTCCAATACTGATAATCTGACCACAGATAAGACTTCTTACCAGTCTCAGGATCAGTCAAAGCGATAGCAAGTACAGTAGAGTAAGCATCACCGGTGATATCATAAGTAAGACGCAGAGTCATAAGATTGTTGCGCATCTTAAACGGTGTCTGATAATTGATGATATCAGCCTCATCACTGTACTCCTCGTAAGCTGAACCTACGCGGTCTACCTGACGACCAGGGAGCAGATACATACCAGGAATGTAAGAGTTAGCAAAACCCTCAGCTACGTAGCACTCATATACCCAAGCGTTACCATCCTGATAAGGCATACCCTTTACGCGTACCTAGAAGTTGATGTCATCAAATGCAAGGATTGCACCAGGACCGTACCACTTCTCTTCGAGAGCAATATAGATAGGAGTACCATTAAGACCAGCTGCAGTATTTTCATTTACATCTACACCGTCACACTTAGCCCACATAATATTAACTGCGTGGTCACCATCAATCATCACAGACCACTCATACTCACGATTATCGATAATCATAGTCTTGCCGAGACCACCAGTAATCATGTCGATAGCTGTAGATACGCCGTCATCCTTTGTACCAAATACAAGTGAAAGCAGACCTGAAACCTGATGAGGATTTGTCAGCAAAGCATTAGAAATCATATTCTCGTCTACCAGATCAGAAAAACGCTTACCGCGATAGAGCTGGAGACCATTAAGCAAATTGTTATTCATATAATATATTAATTGATTTTAAATTTTATTGTCAAAAGAATCTTGACGCAAGATCTACGACAGATTTAGGTTTATCTTCGACATTATAGGCAGTATGATTTTTAGCCTAATGTCTTAACATTTTTCTAAGTTTTTCTGTAGCGGATGACTCTCCGTCACGTTTAGCAGTAGATATAAAGGAATCTCCCTTCATTGTAATATATGCAGTAGTTAGAAGATTATTGATAAAGTTCTCCTGGTTGTTATAATCTCTTTGGAACTTTGATACTCCGTCTTGATCGACATTAAAGATATAATCAGCAAGTTTAGCTCTATCTTCTTTAGGTATCTGTACACCTCTAATACTTGAAAGAGATTTAATCTGATTCATACAGTCATTATAGAACTGTTTAGATTGCTCTTCTTGTTGCTGCAAATATGCGGCCTGTTGCTGCTGAGCTATTTCAAGCTCATGCTGTTTAATCTATTTGAGCCTATCAAGAGCATCAGCAGATTCCTCTTCAAGCATATCAGCGTCTTCGTAACGTGATATTTTATTTTTGATTTGATCATCTGTATATCCACTATAGCGCAGAAGTTCGCTTACAACAGCTTTCTGATTATCCTCATCTTCCATATCCATATTATCGTATGAAAGAGACTGCTGTTGTCTACTATAAAAGTCTTCAAACTTACCGCCGTTCTTAACATATTCATCGAGCTGCTGTATTCGCTCATCTGCGTATTGAGGTACAGAATTTTGCTGTACAACTTCGCGCATATAATGTGTCAAATCATCTACTGTTAAAGGACGATCTTCTTCTTTTATATCATCCATGTTCCAACCAAATGATTCTCCAATTGCGTCAAACAAGAGACCTACTTGCTGTGCTTCATGTACATCAGCATCTGAAGGATCTGACGTATCTTCAGTATTATCTACTGTAGCATCGTTAGGCTCCTGAATTGGTTCATCTTTTGATTTTCCGTCCATTCTATTAAGGACGTCCTGTGGAATCTCACTATCATCGTCATTAGCATTAGACGGATTAGTGTCATCCGCACTATTATCCTCAGCAGGTTTATCTGCTGGTTTCTCTTCTTCCTCAACGGCATTTACAAATGAGTCTTGTTTATCCATATCGATAGTTTCAGGCATATTACCTTCATTACAGTATACGCTATTCAACAGATTGTCAAATGCAGTCGGAGTAGTATTCTTTTTTGCCATAAATTATTATAATAATTTAATTTGTTATACTTATTTTATTCACTGTTCATTCAGTGTATTAGTGTTTCCATTTACGAGCATTTAGTGCAAACTATGCTCTTTTTCTTGTCAAAGGATTCTTAGAATGACTAAGTTCCTCTGTAGTTTTACCTGTACGTTTTTTAGTAGCATTAAACTTACCACGATTGGCTGGATTTATATGTATTCCAGATTTACCATGATCGAAAGATCCGTCAGGTTTCTAATCTGGATATAATTCAGGTTTAAGTTGTGGTAAAAGTGTCTACATATTCATTACCGGTTGGTTTACTGGAAATGTTAGAGTTCCTAATTTCTATGGATCTAAATACGGTACTTCTATAGATTGTTGTTCTTTAGGGATAGGTTGTACAAATTCCGGTTCATTTGTTTCAGGATTTGGTTGTATTCCAGTTGTCTAATTATAAAAACTACGTCTATTGACAAAATCTTGTGCTACTGCTCTATCTAAAGATTTTAATGTGTTTAATTTACCTAAATATTGCGCAGCAGTCTACCCTTTAAAATAACCTCTAGAACCTAATGCGTTTACAAAACCATTTAGATCTTTTGCATCTATTGCATTACGATATCTACTTGTCATTAAATTTAAGTAATAATCTGCAAAATCTCTATCTGAATTAAATTTTCTATAATTATTACTTCCTGGTATTCTTATACCTCCATAGTTATGTTGTCTAGAAATGCCAGACGTTCCGTATCCAGATTCGTGACCTATCTATCGCATTAAGTTTGCATATGCAGCATCTATGTTTTTAATACCTCTTGCTGCCAATCCTTGATAAATAAGTGGACCCATTCTATGTACAAAACTTCCAATCTTTCCTCCGCCATATTTTGGTAAGTTTATCTTTACAGGATGATCTTCCGCTTGATCTAAATAACCCCTAGTTCTATTATAATTCCAATAATTAGCCAACTAAGACATACTTGGAGTATATTCAGTACCAGCTTCATTCCAACTACCACCGATAATACCAAGTGGATTGTAATCACTTACATATCCACTATAAGCAGACTCATTCGAAAAAGTAGGATGATACATAGTTTTACCAATATCTGTAAAATGCGCATAAGGATCTGCAGTTAGCATACGTTCTGCCATATAGGGTTGTAAATCATAAAATGTCTTATAATTATACGTAGGATCATTCAACATGTCTGTATACACTTCATCTGTAGATAACGGCTTCATTGGAGCTCTAGTCCAGTCTTGTGCTTTTTTATCAGCTATCTAATCTAGCCAAGTATAAAAATCATTTTTCTTTTTCATAATTACATCGCATTTTTAGTTAACCATTCTGCTGCTGCATCCCAATCCTTAATACCTGAAAAGAATTGTGTCATGTTATTATCAAAGCCAGCATCTTTTACATAATTCTTAGCTGCATATCTCAACATATCTCCAGTAATAGGCCGGTTATCAGTTATCCCAAAATAATTTTTCAACTGAGTCCCTCTAGCCTTTAATTCTGTAAAATTATGTTGTGTAAAATAATCTCGTATACTTTTATTTAAATGCGAAAACGACATAACATCAGGTGTATATCTAGGTGTGTATCCTGTTGATGTGAGCGCATGATTTAATTCATGCGAATATACAATATCATTATCAAAACCTAAGTCACGTAATGCTTTTTTATTAATTTTAATAAGATTACCAAGTGCAAAAGCTGGTTCCATATTTACATTAAAATACTCCGGAATATTGACAAAAGGATTTCTACTATTATTTATTTTTTCAATTTGTTTATACGGTATATAATCCATTGTTTTAATATTATTTAGATTTGTTTCTACTGGTGTTTCTCCAATAACAAATGAACCGTATTGTTTATCGTATTGACTAAACAAATCAGGATTATTTTTATATGCATATTGGTATCTCTGTTTCATTAAATCAGTGGCATCTTTTGTGTAAACGTTATATGATCGTAAAGGTTGTATGTTTTTTAACATAAACTGCGGATTACGTCTTGCTTCTTGTAGCATACTACTGATATAATATGGACGCATATTGAACGGATTAGATCTCATAAAATCGCCAGTTTTATCAATGGCACGTTTAGTATTGTATATAACTTTGTATGGAAGTGAATTAAAAAACTATTCTCCTGTATATGGTACTTTAGATAGGGCTCGCCCTATTCCATAAATAGGAACTTTCGATGCACCTAAGTCAAATAATAAATTAAGTTGTTTGTCTCCATAACTAGGCCCAAACCCTTCGTTACTTTCACTCCATAGTGCAGCTCCTGTTCTTAGCGTTCCAATCCAATTACTTGGAGTCAATGTTCGTAGTACAGGCGCTACTCCAGGAATTTTACTAATTGGTTCGATTACTTTTCCAACTGTATTTCCTAATGCATATTGTACGCCTTCTGTTAGAGCATATGGATCGAATGCTGATTGGTATGGATATTGTTTTTTACCAACAACTTCTACGTCAGGAGTAGTAACTTCAAGATCACGTGCACCAATTGCACTAGGATCTACATTAAACACACTACCGTCATTAGTGACTACTGTGTTCTTATCTCCAGTGTCATACTAAGGTAAATCAACACCTCTTATATCCCAGTAACGCTCACCGTTCTTCCATCTATCATAACGTGCTTGAAAATCTTTAATGTTTCTCATAATGTAGCCTCCTTATACTCTTCTTCAGAAATCTAAATAAATGTACAATTAAGTTTACCACAATAACCCTACTTATGCTTAAAACAATATGATATAGCTGCTTTATCAACACCCAACTATCTAGAAGCTTCTCGTAAAGACGGATAATACTTTATATCATCTGAAAATTTAACCTTCAACCAGTATCCTTTTGGCCTATTATTAAAATCGGCATATCTTCTTTTTGTCGCCAAAGATAAATTATTACTCCAAGATTTTCGTTTATCTTCAGAAACTTCATTGAATCTTGGCATATTAAACTCGCCATTTGAATATTTTTGTTTCATAGTTTCCGATTGTTTTGGCTTTTTTATGCCGGCCATCGTGTTAGACTATTTTTCACGGCGTTCTTTACTCCATTTTCTACCTTTAGCTTTTTCGCTCATCTTTTTTCTAGTTTCTTCGGATAGTGTATTGCCAGAATGATCCGTATATGGATCTATATTATATCCGAATTTTCTATCTGCAGTATGGTAGTAATCAATATACTCCTATTCTATTTTTAAACATTGATCTGGTTCACACAGTTCGATTTCCTCTAAAACAAACGATTGTTCTCCGTATTTATTCCAAGCAGACTATAAGTGAGCATTTATATGTTTGTTAGCTCTAAGATTTCTAAGATGCTCTTTAAATCTCTACTCTATGTGAATAGAACTACCGATATATCTCTTACCGTTTACAGTATTGTAAATCTAATAAACGCCACTCATAATTATTTACTTCTAGCCGCTTCGGCATTTGTTTTATTCTTCAAAGCAGTTTTAGCTTTAAGCTGTTCTCTTTCCATAGCAGCTTTATCTTTCTGTGCTTGAAGTTGTGATTCATGTTTCATCTTATCTTTCTCAAGCTGTATCTTAGCATCTTCAATCTCTTTCTTCTGTTTAGATTCGTAGCGCTTAGAGTAAGCATCCTCACGGATCTTCATCTGTGTAGTAGCATCTTTAGCTATTTCCATAGGATCTGGTATACCGTTTTGATTAGCATCTTTATCTTCAGTACCACGATATGCAGATATCTCAGCTACAGTAATTTTAGTAGCATTGTCTTGATCAATCTTATATCTATCAAGATCCATTTGAGCTTCTTGAAGCATAAGTTCTTGTTGTTTAGCTTCATTCTACATTTGTTGAAGCTGTTGCTGTGCTTGTGCTTCAGCTTGTTGCTGTTGTTGTGCTTGTTCTTCTTGACGTTTCTGCATAGCTGCAAGTTTCTGTTTAATGATATTAAAGTTATCATTAGTGAGTATTTCAGCTGCTTCAAGTAAACTAGCACCATTCTGCATAGCAGGTTGTATAAGCTGTTGAAGTTTCTGTATATTCTCAAGATCTTTAGAAGTATCACTTACAAACACATCCATGTCTTCATAGTAGAACTTATCTGCTATATCAAGAAATGCACGTTCTCCATTATCAAATACATATGATAACTTCTTTTTACCAGTTTGCTGCCAAGCACCTTTAGCTGTATTAAGTAACATGTTTAACACATGACGTTTACATTGGGCATGTGCCCAGAATAAAGGTTCAGTAATATGTGAAGATTGTACAACAGAACGCTCAACATTACCAACAAGTTCTGAAGAACTAATTGCACCTTGACGTTGTTCTGTAATACCAGATATAGTTCCAGCAAGCTATTCGATCTTATCCATCAACTAAATATATTCAGATATAACATTAGACATCGTAAGATCCAACGCTGTAATCTGATTAAATGTAGCTGGCTTTCCTCCTTCACGACCAGGAACATTCCAGCCTTCTTCATATGGGTTTATGAAGTTAACACCTACACTAGAAAGATAATGCATCCAACGTTCTGGTGTAATGTTCATAGACTTAGGTATTTGCGTGATGTCCATATTGACAACCTTGCCTTTATCACGTGCAATAGCTAATTCAAGTCTATACCATAATACAATATACATGTACTGTAACGGTTTAAGAATACTTACAAGCGATCTAGGTTTGCTATTAGTATTACTATATACACAACCACAATACGGTAATTTTTGACTATTAGGATTGTCAATACTTACATGTTGATATTCAATAGGTTGTATTCCAAAATATAAATCACTACCTGCACGGTATCCTTCCCATACTTCTACAATCCAATCTGGTTCTACAGATAATTCATTACCTATCTTTTTGTATGATTCATCTGCTATTTGTACTTGAGGTGTTCCAGATTCGTCCATGTATGTTACATAGAATATCTTCTTAAAAGACTTCCAACAACAATGCCATACATTTATACAATATCTACTCTTCTGATCGAATTCAGGATTATCATAGATATGCATCTATATTCCACCACCGGTATCTACAGGATCACCTTCACGCATATCGCCCATCGGTTTACCGGTAAGCATTTCGTTAAGTTTATTTAGATCTTTTTCATCTAGTTTATTATAGTACCTGTCGTACACTTCTGCTACAGGTAATCTCATCTTACGACAACACCAAGATCCATCCTCTATAAACTCTAGATCGGGGCTTTTATCGTATGAAAAGAACAAAGGATTAACACGCTCCATATAAGGTTCATCATTTTGTACACCTACATAATACACCTCATTACCAGAGATAAGAGCGTCTTTCCATCCTTTTATAAACTCATTATCTATATTGAGTTTTTCTCTTAAATAAGAAAGCGTGTGATACGCAGTATTTTCAACTACATCTTTATACGTACTATCCATATATTTAGCAATTTGCTCAGGAGGCATTATTTCTCCGCTCTGAAGCTATTGCTAAAATTGCTATTGCTGTTCAGGATCCATTTTTGCCATTATTGCAGACATCATGTATTGCATAAGCATCTCTTTTTCCTTATCCATTAAATCAGATACGGCTTCCTAAGATGTACGCACTACTCTAAAGTTCATGGGTCTCTTTGTTTCCTCACCAATGAGTAGGTCGATCTTAGGGCGTATGATATTAAAATCCTAAGGTGTTGCTGGGAATCCATCGTCTACTTTAAATGGGTTGGTTATACGTTTAAAATCTTTTTCGTCGAAAATACTATTATATAGATTATAATAAGTCTGCAGCTCCCCGAATTGTGTATTCTATCTTCCGCCGGATACAATATTACCTTCTCCGATAATATAATTCACACAACTGTGTTGCCAATCCTCATTCTTCTTTGATAGAGGTAACTTCTGTTGCGGAAATGTTGCATTGTATAAATTATCTTCTATTCTAACCATTGTTAAAAACTAAATATCGGTATATCATCTTGTGTGCTATTGTCCTAAAACCACTATTTTCCGAACAATGGCAATTCAAAGAGTTCAACCTATTTATTCTATTCTTGTGATTTGCTAACCTTCACCTAGTATAACTCTTCTCTGTATATCATAACCATACACAATGCTATTACACGGTCTACGTTCTTGACACCATCGTTTTCTATAAGTTCTTCTATCAAAGGTTCGCTATATACTCTCTCTACGTTAGGATGTCCAGGTTCATATTCTTCAAGTAACCACTCTAAAATAAGTCCTTCTCCATATGCTCTAATCTATTTAGTCATATGACATCCTTTACGTCTTTGTACCTTACTGTCCTTAAAGACTTCAGAAATAATCTTATCGGGCTAATCTGCGAGTAGGTAATCACAGTGTTTGTTTGTGAAGTAAGGATATATACCTTTACGTTCATTCTCAAATAATAATCTAGCATTATAGAACACTAATAGTTTTCTGACATTCTCATAATACTCTTCTGCTGTATCAGGTCTACCTGAATATTCTGCTACTATTACATCATTCCAAGCTTCTCCTGCTTTTACACGTTTAAATATGAATACTGATCCTAATGAATTTGTAAACGAATCATCGTGATCGTAAGGGTCACATCCTCCAATATACAATCCAAATGGTGGATCTTTTATAGGATATTCCCATATAACTATGGATCCATGTGGCTTATCTCCTTTCTTAAGTGGATATTCAGTAATATCTCCGGATTTCTTTTCTGTAGACATTATCTAGCCATTACCATCCCAATTGAGATCTACTATATGTTTCATATTACGTAACTTAGTATTTGTACGTATACGTGTTAATTGATCCATTAAAAGCTTTCTAGGAAATATATTCTTACCTAATTCAAGTACGGCTTCTCTCGGTTTAATAGGACGTTCTGATATAAATCTATCTATAGACTATTGTGATGCTCCTCCGTCTCTAATTTTATTACGTTGTTCAATTAGATTTTCAATAGCTTTCTCACGAAGACTATTTCCATCTTCATCCATATAGACATAATTTCCATCTTCGTCAAAAGATTCTAGATTACTCCATGATGGAACAAAGAACCCACAATTAGTTTGTTCAGCATTATCGTCCCATATATTTGGGAAAGCTAATACATTATATGCTTCAGGTTTATAAAATAATTCTTTCAAACCAGTAAATGAAGCACCTTCTGTACCACCTGTACCAAAAGCTATCATAAGACCAAAAGCTACACCATCATCTGTTTCTACTGACGGTTGTTCTATTCGCCATGCATCTAACAAGCCAGGGAACTTACCTCCCTCTTCCCATAGTACTAATTTACCACGAGTACCACGAATACGTTCGGGATCATTCTTAAGAGTTATACCTGTTATAGATGACATGTAACCCTATTCAGTTTGTTTACCGAATTCATCAGTTACTTTATAACCAGCAACTCTTTCCATACGTGTGGACACAAGACGTTGTTTTGCCCAGTCAGTGTGTTTATCTATAAAATCCATTATCTACCAAGCCTTTGTTAAAAGGCCGTCACCGATAAGGAATTTTTGTTCTGATGCTACAGCAAAGTTTTTAGATCCAGGTATCAATTCATAATTACGTACTAGCATTGATGCTCCTTTAAAAGAGTTATGTGTAGGAATGTAGTCTCTTGTTACATATAAATGATTAGGATTATCTACAAGAATACATCTCTGACGTTCTTGCTCACCAAGATACTTTATGTTCGTTATTGCAACTTTATTGCTAAATTTTCTATTGATTTTTATTCTACTGCGTTTTCTAGGAAGATAAAATACATCTGGGTTTCCTTTTATGTATACGACATATGAAAATCTAGTCCCAAATATTTCTCGTCCATTTTGTATGCCGCCTTTTCCCGGAGCTCTTTTTGATACAGTACATATTATACCTAAACTACGTAAAACTTCCATAAAATCATCTATCAATTGCTTAGATGTATTTATAAAAGACATACTACCATCACTAGATATATATCCATCTGTATCCATCAATCCGCGAATCAATTCGTATCGCTACTCTATAGATCCATATTTATAATTATCTGGGATGTATTTATACTAGCAAGAAACACATAAATCCAATTCTTCTAACCATCTATGGAGTCTGTTTACACCGTATTGTCCGTTTTTAAATTCAGATTTATGTAAAAATCTTTCTTTGTCTACGATCCTATATTCGCAACTAGTAGTTGGATCATATTTGAATTCAAATCCGTCGCCTAACTACTTCTATATTTTATCTAATATTTCTTTATCTATAGATGATATCTTAGGAGTTCTTTTTGTTAATGCGCCATCTCCGAGTAATGCACCTAAAGTATACGCAGGAATGTTTTGTAGCTTTTCCGAATATGTAATCGGACTTACTGGTGGCAAATAGTATTTATACGAATTGTATTTCTTGCCGTTAACAGTTACTTCATTAAATAGCCCACTTGCTAACAAATCGTGCGTTTTATATACCTTATGCTTAAAATGATTGTTTGCACATATTACTTCCCATAAATGATTTGCGCCGCATCTTACAGTTCTACCATCTGCTAACTCTAATTGATATACGTCCTTAAATCCTTGTTCGTATATCTCTAGCACTTTTGTAGTATTTCCGTCGGGATTCCATATTTCGTCACCTACTTTGAGAGAACCCATCTCCACGAAACCGTCAGGCGTGGCTATTAATTCACTATACGGTTGTTCATATCCGCGTTGTCTACTTTTAAGCACCGACATGTGCTTACCTTGATCTTCAGCTTCTTCTATAGCATTGTAGTAATAGTAATCATAGTCCCAAAATCTTGGAAAGTCCAATATACGTTCACGTCTCGTACGTACGTTTCCATTTCTATCGGTATATTTAACTTCTTCTAGTTTCATAATAGGACTATAATTTAGATAGAAGTAATGGTATCCTGTAATATAATCACCATCAGGTGCAGTATAACCATTTAAACATCTTTCTGTTTCTTGATCCCAATAATTATTATAATCAGTAGTTTCTCTTGGTGCTAATGTATAGCATTTGTGTTTTTTAAAAAATTCAGCAGCAGGACTGAATTTTATAGAATTATAAATATGCTTATTGAAATCTACCATAATTATCTCGGATTTTCATAACGACCTATTATACCTCCACCTTTAACTCTACCGGTTTCAGCTTGTTCGGCCTTTGCTTGTTTCATCGCCATATCGAGCGATTTAATTATTCCACTTATATCCTTGAGAAGTTTAGATACTTTAGTAGCACTATCTATATCTAACTCTGTCTCAGAATAACTATTCATTACACTCATTATTGCCTCTGCTGCATGTTTTGATGAAGTCAACAAACGAGTCATAGGAGTCTCTTGAAACTCATTGAAACGCTTTGCTAACTCCATCATCTATGCATCAGGTTTAAAATTCTCATCCTTAAAAACATCTTTAGCTACTTTCTATGTACGTTCCTTTTCTGGATATGCTTCGTATGGAGTATTCCATTTATACCTCCATATTATAAACTCTATCTTCTTCAATGCTTCTTGTTTATCTTTAGCATTATTATAATAGTCTTTAAATGGAGGTATAGCTAATTCATCTGTTTTTAGTATTATTTTATTACCTTGTATATCAAACATTATAGTGAGCTATTTAGTGGGCCATTCATCATAAATGTAACTTTGCTACTTGCAGATGTCTTAAGCACCTTCGCTGTAATAACATACACGTAATTATTTATAGTGTTATAATAATTAGCAGTATAAAATAATAATACTCTACTACCTGCAATTGATATATACTATAAATTAAATACAATCTTTGAGAAATTACTTGCGCTGACCGGTCCAAATGAATCTTGTATACCACTCCAAACAATATGTTGTGGAAAATAGCCATTTCCAGCTTCGCCTTTCGATGTAAATATTAGTTTTTGCTAATCTGCTGGTATACTATACTCGTATGTATCATTTCTACTACCTAAAGTAATTGATATAGGATGAGCAAATTTAATCCAGTCCTTAAGACGGACTAGACCAGACCTGTCTAATATTTCCATAAATTATTGTGCTAATATTTTGTCTAATTCTGTATCTGTAAGTGCTACCATATCTATGTCTCTAAGCAGTTGACTATTATGTGAAGTACCATCTGCCGAATAATAAATCTTAGGTGTACCATCTGTACTGTTGGTTATAAGATAACATGCATTATCAATATCATTATAACCGACTGTATCAAAGTCTTCAGCATACATTAAAAGTTTTATAGGACCTTCTGTTATAGCTGGAACACCCTAAATATTATCGCTATTAATCTTATGAGTTTTTATAGCATTGTCTATAACTTTATTCTGTACAGCATTAGTACTTGTATCGCTCATAACTGCATCTACAGTAGGAGCACTTCCAGGTATACCAAGCTCAGTAATATCATCTTTAGTTACAGCAGTAGCTGTATTAACATGTCCAAGATTATCTACAGTTATCTTATACAAACCTTTTGTAGTTTTTTCAGCTGCTGTATGTGTTGGGTGAACATAGTTATTAGCATGTACTTCAATTCCATCAAGCTTGATTTTTTGAGCATTGGTCATTACTCCAGATTCACTACCGGTAACAGGTTTAATGTATGCAGTTTTATTCGTACCATTATTGAGACTAATATTTAATTTATACTAATCTTTATGTTCATCGTCAGGTCTTGCAGCTACATGTGGGACAGCAGTAAATGTACTAATTGTATACTTATTTATGCTATCGTTTATATTACCTACCTTATCATTAATCTCGGTTTTATTAAAAACCTCAGTCTTCTTATAATACTCACTAAGGTCTGTCTTAGCAGCTACTTCACCAAGCTTCTCCCACTTAGTAGCATCATATACACCATCACGGTTTCCTGTATAAATATACTCGCTATAGATATTATTGTCAGAAGTCAATGAAGATTTAACAAGATATACTTTGTTTTCTATATCACTTGTAGGAAGGCTTTCTACGACTGTAAACACAGTCATGTCGAGATGACCAAGATACTGCAGAGGTATCATATTGTCCCTATCAAGAGGAGCTACTCCATTTCTAACTCCTTTTTCTGCTCGTGCTATATAATTCTTAAGATTATTAGTAAGATCGGTATTAGTAGCATAATCTGTCAAATTGATATTAGCTATTCCGTTAGAAAGAACAGATGCTGTTACGCTACCTTTAGTTACTTGTACATCCTTAACTGGAACAGATACATCACCACCATAAGAAAGTTTAGTCCAACCTGCAGCACTCTTACGATTAGCCCAGTTTGTCAACTTATAATCACCATTAGTCTCAGATACATGCCAAATCTGACCAACTGCATCTGCACCATCAGTTACTCCATCACCATATGATGAAGAAAGAATACACTCAGCTATTGAATAAAGATCAGAAAGCTTAGCTACTCTCTTAAAACCTGAAATTTCATTTGCATCTACTATACCCCAACTCTTAGGATTAGCAGACACGACTTTCGCCATTCTATATAATCTTCCTGCCATAATTATTCAAATTTAAGTGTACAATTAGCGTTCAATGCACCATTACCAGTATAATATACATTATAAGGTACTGCAGCTGCACCTGAACCATTGTCGTGATTAACTGTCGTTTTAGTAAATGCGGTAAGTACTGCATCTACACCATCTTTAGAAATAGCTCTCAAATCTCCCCAAGATGCAGGATATGCATATACGTACATCTGTGTAGCACTTGTAGCACTAGCATTAACCTGCTTAGTCTTTGATGTTGTAATCTCACCTGCAAGAGCTTTAATCATTGCATCTGTAGGAGTACCAGCTGTAGCAACACCATAGAAGATCTTATTACCAAAAGTTACTCTTGCTGTACATGATGTAGCATCCAAAGCAGAAATGTCTGCCTGATGAATCTTACCATCCTTATACACAAGTCCTGCCTGAGGAGCTGTTATGTTCTGTGTAATATTAGTAGTAGCTGTAAGCAAACCTGATGTATATGCATTACTTGCTGTATTGCTTGCAGGCAGAGTTGTTCCCCAGTTACCAGAAGTAGCTGTAGGATTCTTTCTGCCACTGGTCTGTGTCCACTTCCATGTACCGGTGAACTTAACCTTATAGCCATTCTCTACGGAAATATTAATAGAAGTATTTGGAGAACCTACAGGTGTAGTTCCATCATTCTTGTACACCTGCCAGCTAGCAGAAGCAATTACAGGATTTACAAGAGGCTTATCACCATCGAGAATTCCCTTTACGGTATTGTTAGTTGTATCGAGTGCTGTCTTATCTGCTTTTTTGTCGTCTGCCTTCTTAATTTTATCCCACAATACTCCCAATCCGTGTTCGTCTAAAAATTTACTCATTTTAAATCGTGTATAAATTGATCAGATATACTTTCAACGTTTATAATTCCGTTTAGTACATTAATACTATTTCCGCATTGTACGATACCAGGTTTAGTATTAGATGCAAGATTGTTAAATGTAACAACATTGTCAAGTCCGGACATACGTTTTATGTACAATTTTATACTATTTGCATCTAGTAAATCACCCTCTTCGAAATCAATATTTGATAAACCTTCGTACTAATTTAATGTTATTACTGAAGGTATTTTAGGTACTTTAACATTTTCAATAAGTCTAGTACCAAATAGTTTAGATTGTTTCATTTGTATATCTGTATTGATTTACTTAAATAAAATTATTTCTATCTATTTTAACATGCTTACCCATCAAGTCTGCTAAATATCTGCAAAACTCTATACCTTCATATCCATCTACATCGTTAGCTACTAATAATGCGTATTCTATACATTTATCAGTAGTATCGAGCAATGAAGGATAGAAATCAGCATATGCCATATTTGCTGTATATGTTATATCATATATATTAGACTTTACAGGATGTTTATAACCATGTATATTGATATAGTTTTCAACATCATCTTTTGATATACGCTTAGATGAGCCATCTACATTCTCCATCTTTGATATAGCGTGATTCATAAGAGTTTCTGTAAAATGATATTTATGTTCAGCAATATAGTCTACTATTTCAGCTAATTCAATAGGTTTGTCATGCTTTGTTACATCAGTAGTATTACTATCTTCATACTACTGATGACGTTGTATTGTTATTACTTTCATGTTTGTATGTATTTAAAAAGTTTGCAAACATATCTTTCATTTCACTAATAGAGTTTTCAATCTTAGAGAATCTAAGATCAGTTTCCTTCTTTTCTTTATAGACAGGATTTAGTTCTGATAGCAATGTATTTGCTTTATCAAGAATTTGTTTCTACTTATCTACAGAAGCTAACACCTGTTCGGCATTATTCTTCATAGCTTCTATTTCGTGCATAAGACCATCCTTATCTGTGGAAAGAACAATATTACCAGCATAAGTAACAGAGAGGCTTTCAGGAATAGTATATGTAGCTATCTTACCATTACTGTCTAGAGTTATATCTATTACAGTTTGTGTATTAGGTGTATTCTACATTATATCCATTCTAGGAAATCCTACTGCAGATACTTTTGCTTGAGATATATTCATATCTTGTTTATCCAGTATATATACTGTATAATTCTGTTTTACGTCTTTAAATAACATACGCTTATAGTTTTAACATACGAAAGGGCGGTTTCCCGCCCAATCATATGATTAATTAATATTAAGCAGCAGGAGTAGTTTTAAGAGCTGCAATTAATGTAGCATTCTGACGTTGCTGACTCAATTCAAGTCTAGCATCATTATACCTCTGCTGCAGATCAGCTGACCAGTGATTATTCAATGTATCGATGATACGCTGTGTATTATCCTGTCCAGCTCTAATTATGTCACACTTGTCTGTAGCCATCTAATAACCTATATTAGAGAATCCACGCTCAAGTCCTGAGTTAACAGTATTGATAGCAGATGTTATAGTATTAGTCTGATTACATGTAGCCAACTATTGTTCGTAACCCATCTTGATAATGTTCTGTTGCGTCTGGCAGCAGCAGTTCTGCAATGCAGATGTAATGTTAGCATCGCCCATGTTGATTGCGTTAATTACGCGCTCAGCAGAGAATCCAACTTTACCTGCTACTTCCTGTATGCCCGAACGAACACTGCATATAGCATTGTTAAGTGTATTAAAATCACAATTCAGATTACTTGCCAACTGACCAATAGCACAGTTATTACCTTTTACTGCGTCCATCAACAGATTGCTGTTCTAATTGTCAGCCATCTGATTTCTCAGAGAATCTAACTGGCAATTGTTCACACCATTGTCATTTCCCCAGAAACGGTTTGCAAACATCATCCAAACGAGGTAGATAAACGGATTATTCATCCAGTTATTCATACCACCATTCATCATGGCTGCTGTAGCCATAGGATCATTATTACGCTGGTTAGCCAGTGTAGCAATAAGGGCATCATTATTATCATGTCCTGTACAATAAATCTTCTCAAGTGTATCCATAGTACTTAAAATTTATAAGTAAAACAATATGGACTGGGACTGGATTAATCCAAGTCCGTTAATTAATTAAAATATAAGACCTACCTTTTTCATATATAATATGTGGTAGATTCTGTTGCACTAGGCGGGGTAGCGAACCCCGTAATGCTTACATTAAGACCTAGTTAAATTGTTTCTTTAGATTCAAGGTTGTTTATTCTAACCTTTAGATTTTCAATTTCGTTATATAGCGTCTATATTTTATTTATAGAATCTTGTAATCTTGTTAGATTTTTAGAGGGATTTGTAGTATCAGTTGTAGTTTGATTCTATATATATACATCGCCGTTCCATCTTACTTCTACGGCGTTGTGCTATGACCGAGGTGAATCTCCGTTTCCTATTATAAATACGTTGTTTTTCTTTTCGTCAGTACTAGATGCAAGTGTGTCAGGAATATTAAAAGAACCTATAACAGTTTGGTAATCAACATTAGCGTTTGTAGCAAATCCAAATGCAGACGCAAAACTAGCGTTAGCTTCTGATCTCATCATTACTGCACTCCACACACCATCTTGATTTATTGGAGATACTTTAGAAGGATCTATATATCCTAAACGTTCATATGTAGGAATACTACCATCCATTCCGGTATAAATATATTCTACGTATGTATCGTTGTCTTCAACCAAACCTATTGTAGACATTTCATCAGTATTAGCACGAATAAGATAAATAACATTGTGTTTTATATCAGATTCTTTACTTGGAAGTCTATCTACAACCTTATATGATAATTTATCTTTTGTCTTATCTTCAATAAGTTTAACTGTATCTTTAGCAAGCAGTATATCAGATGTACCAAACTCAGTATCTTTACTGTCGGCCGGAACAGCAATATTAAGATTAGTCATCTGGTTAGTTTGTGGGGATAAGTACTTAGCCCCAGTTATTTGTGTTTTTAACATGTTAATTTAATTTTTAGTTAGTATATATACAAATAAAGGGGAAGCCCTATGTAGGACACCCCCTTCCTCGGATTTTATACCGGTATTATTTATCCGACTCAGAACCGTTTGCTGGTTCAGCCGCTTGATCTGGTGCAGTCTCAGTATTCTGAGATCCTGTATCCGCGCTAATATCTTTATTGTCTGAAGAACCAAAACCATTTTCACCACGATCAGTCTCTGAAAGAGTATCTGCAAAAACAGGTTCAACTTCAGGATTCTCAATAATTACTAACTGTGCAATTCTATCACCAATATTGTATACAGCTGGAATAGAATCACCACTGGTATTCTTGAACTTAAGAACAAGTTCACCTCTGTAGCAAGAATCTATTACTGCAACAGCGTTAGTAAGAGTTAATGATTTCTTATATACACTAGATCTCTGAAATATCAAACCAACATAACCAACCGGAATTTCAACAGCAATACCTATGTGATACACTAAAACAAACTGTCCACACTCATTAACTTCACTTGTAATGTTTGTACATGTAAGGTCAAGACCTGCATCTGTAGGATGTGCCTTACTAGGTAATACTGCGTTATCTGATAATCTCTTAAATTTAATCTCCATATTATTGTATGTTTATAAAATCTATAAATAAATAATCTTTAGAACCTGATTGTTTATGTTTTTCTATATTTGTATGGTTCTTCAATTTAGCATATAATATAGGACACAAATCATCAATTATACGTAAGAATTTATTATTACTTTTAAACAAAGATGTAGTACTAGAATACTTATCAATCAATGTAGGTATATCTTTATTCTTAAAATTATATAATACTTTCCAATCGTATTTTCTATTACCTCCGAAAAACTTTATATTCTTATATCGACTCTCGTAGAACTCACAGTCCTCAACAAATTCATGTTCTTTATTTACAGCTAAAGGATCACGTTTGGCAAAAGAATCTTCTTCGCATAATATTCGTACATAGCAATCTCCTTTCTCATCGAGAAATTCTAGCATTTTATGCAATACTCTGTATGAATGCTCATATGCTATTCTACCATGACGAACTTCCATGCAAAATAAATTATCATACCACAATCGTACATCAAATACTCTTGCACCAAGTTCGTACTGTTTTTCGTAATCTATTGATTGACATCTTGCAGTAAATTTAATTAATTTACCCCACCATGTTTTAGGTGTAAGATATGTCAATGAGTTATGTGTTCCTATATTCATATGTTTATATTTAATTCGGTATAAATAATAAAATGTTACTTTTTCTAGATTTATTGCACACGCCATATATATACGACTTTGATATATTAAAATACTTGGCAGCTTCTTTTACATTTCCTATAAACTCATCGCCTTTATATATAAATCTTCCCGTATATTGTGTTTCAAAACAACCACATGTAACTACTGTATTTTTTATCTTTAATTCAAGTTCTTCTTTATCAAAAGACCCAATCCACTGATCTTTTAATACTTTAATTATACCAACACACAATCTTTGTATGGAAGTTCTAGCTACATTCATTTGCTTAGCAGCATATCCAGCATCCATCCATGTTTGGTAATATTTACATTTCATATTATATAAATATACCGTCTTTCTATGTTCTTCAGCTTGTTTTAAAGAGTTTCTAGATACATGATTTCTTTGCTCTTCTGTAAATTTATATCCAAGTACTCCTCCATCACCACCTAAAGTCTGATTATATCCGGAGCCGCCATACGAATTATATTTACGTATGTAATATTTCTCTCTTTCGTCCAACTTCGATTTTAGATCATCAGAAGCCTCTAACACTTCTATGATAGTTACATCGAAATTATCTAAACCATACTTATCTATAGCTCTATATAAAGGATTGTCATATCTTCTGTTTTTTATATTACTAAAATGATGTGCGAGTCGTTTATTTAAATCTATAGATTGCCCGATATAGCATTTATGGTTTATTCGGTTTTCCCATTTATAAATACCGGGTATTCCTTTATAATCTCTATATCTTACTATCATATATTTATTATTTATTATTTATTAGTAGCCCTAGTAGGAATCAAACCCACTTCTTCTGTTTTAGAGACAGAGGTAATAGTCAATATACGATAGGGCAATATATACATAGAGGATACCTAAGGCTAATCTATCCTTTTATGTGCCATCGAACTATGTATATTATGTTTAAGCATCACATAAAAGCCGGACCTCATTCGTGTCGTTGTCTTCGCAGGACAATTAACCGATCCTGTGCAATCGGTTTGATTGTTTCGTAATCAACGCATATTCTATAAACTATCGTTTACCAAATATGAAAGTAATATTGCCTCCTTTCTTAAGGGAGGCCGCAAGACTTTCGTCTCGAAACGGTGTTTATTAAGCAGATCCGCTACTGCAAAAAAACTTAATATGAAACATTTAAAAATAGAACCTTATGTTGGAATCGAACCAACCTATTAGCTTTATATCGCCTGACTCCACCAGTTGTCTTATAAGGTTACCGTTGTTTAATTTATTATGAAAAAAGTAAAATTTCTGGCGCCTCGTCGGGGAATCGAACCTCAATTCTTAGACATCCTTAACGGTACTCTAATGTTTTACCAACTAAACTACAGGGCATAAACAGTGTTTAAGGTACACTGTAAACCTAGTTTTAGTAACCAACTTATTTCTTATTTGTAAGCCAGTTCCAGAAGCGCTTGAATATATTATCCTTCTTCTCTGTCTTCTTATTAAGAGCACCAATTACAGTATTCATAACACTTTCTACAACAGCTGTAGCATAAACTGTGTGCTCAATTGTACTTTCAATTATAGCCATGTACTCTGGAATATTGATAGCTACTCCAGCAGACACCTTAGCGTCAGCAATTGAAGTAAATACATCTACGCTATCCTCACACTCTGTAAGATCTACAACAAATAAATACTTGTTCTTCTTCATAATTTTAATTTTTTAATTATTAACAATCTTGCTTACAGATACTTCCGCAAGCACAATCACTATACTGTGCTTGCACAAGATTCTTTGATTTTTCAGCTTCTTGCTTCTTAAGATAAGAAACCATATTAGCTTTCCAATCTGCGTTCTTTACTACAACCACTGGATACTCAATGAAATCCTCATCGTAGAATGTTACGATTACATCTCCCTTATTGGCTTTAACGGTTGTGTCTTTTCCATTCTTCTTGTAGCTAACAAGCATGTCTTCTTTTGCTATATAAACTTCATTAATAGCACTGCGAGTACGTTCAAGTAACTCAATTGTATTCTTGGCATAATCTACAAGTACCGGTGTTTTAGTGTATCTTCCGGTTCCTAAAAAAACTAGTGTCTTCATCTGTATTTTTGTTTTTTATTGTTTTTAAATCTGGTTTTCAACTTAAATTTAAATAGTGTATTGAATAGTATATCTTTTGTATCATCACCTTTCATTAAATCAACTGTTTGTTTAAATGGGTGTTTACATACAGCATCTACAATCTATTCATCTATATTAAGTTTATTAGATACTTCTTTTATTACATTGTTAATGTCAATCATTCTTTACAGCAACAATATCGAAATATCGTATAAGTCTACTATCTTTAAGTAGATCGAACGGCATTGTTCTTGTAGGTTTGTATAAGATAATATCTCCGGTTTTTACACTCATGAGTTTATTATCAGTCTCTTTGTATGTTGATGGTATCTTAATCACAACGCCTTGTTGATAATCAGACTCTACTTCTTTTACTTCGGTCTTTGGAGTTCCTTCAACAGCTTCTATGCCATCTTTATCCTTAACCGGTTTATTATTTGGAAGTTCTGTAACTTCCTTCTTTACCATAATCTTGTCCAGCGGTTTAACAAGAAAACAATCGTGAAATGTGTAAGGGATTTTTTCAGCAACGCTTTCTGCTAACTGCGACTGATTCATTAACTTATCCTCGTTCATTTTCTAAGGTTCTTTAGATAGTTAAGCGTTTTAATGAGATTTTTAAGAACAGTAGTCTTCTCTACTTTCAAACATTCAGGAGCATTATCCATATCGGCATTTATATTCTTGAGATCTTTTGTATATACATCAAGCATATTGTCAATCTCATCGAATACATTCACAAAAGGCTTCTTAGGCTCATCTGGATAAACAATTCCATCATTGATCAAATTATTTACATAATCAGCAGATATTGTAAGCTCTGATGTAAATGATGATTTGTAATCACCAGTATCATCTGTATGATTAAACTCATCACAATGTTTTGCTGTATAACTACCATCCTTATTCAGTTCAAACGTATCACCGGGAACCAAATGCATAAACGGTTTAATAACATTCAAAATCTTTGTCATATATTTTAATTTCTTGTTTTATGCCGCCTTAACGTTATGTCAGCACAATTTGGTTGCAATAGATAAAAATATTTGTATATTTGCAACTTTTTTACGGTTTTTACGTTATAGTGGCATAAGAAGGGGGACTATAGGGGGTTAATATAACTTATATAGTTTATATATAAATATAACTTAAACATTAGTATGAATGATATAGAATTAAATGCTATACTATATTATGCAGATCTTCTATCTTTAAAAGATATATCTACTCCAGTTACTGATAATTGTAAATGGTATTTTATACATAATACTCCTATAAATAGTGCTTATATAGTAGATAACAAGCCTATTTATGATGAAAATAATAAATACTTTATACAAGCTAAAGAAGAATATACTAAACTTAAAAGTAAATTCTTAAGTGATGGTGTAGAAAATATTGTAGGACATATATGTAATTTGGACGCATTAGGATGTATAAATGCTGAACAAATGCTTAAATGTATACATCAATATAGCTCTAGAAGAGAGCGTGCATAGTCACTTAGCAAATACTATAATTGGAAAAATAATCAAATATTTACTCATAAGACAATCAATGACAATGGAGACATAGTAGAACAAGAATGTACAAAATACGTGTTACACGCTGAAATAGGCAGCAAGTGATCCACGCTTTAAAGAAGCATTAGAATGGTTAAAAAAAGATTAGAAAGTCCGTTTAAGGAACGGTTATTACGATAAAGATTAATATGGGAAAGATATATAAATACGCTAATATATACGATAAAGACGCTACATCAGATAACTATAAAGATCATTTGATACGTCATGTCAATAGTAAAGGAGTTCTTGAAAATTATACATTAGATGAACTTAAAAAGTTAGTAGATGATTTGTATAATGATAAAGATGAAGATGGTAATATAAAGAATTATCAGGCATTTAAGAATGCATCATCTATACTAGAACAATATTTATACAAAGATGGTCTTAAAACCGCTATGAGACGTAAAAAACAACGTCCTATAGAAGAACAAGTATCTAACGCATTAAAAGAAGTATACGATGAGTATGAAGAAATTAAAGAAGCCTAATGTATATTCATATAGATGCGATATATACCCAACTAAGTTGGATATAATCTTCGATATAGATTGTATTGATTTTTTAAACGCTACATATGGTTGGGGGGAAGCTCCAGATGCATCGTTTGTACAAGATGACGATGATCATTACGGAATGACATACGATCTACTATACAATAAAATTGATATGCATAAAACAGTGTTAGTAGTATTTGATGGAATACCAAAGCCCCCACAAATGGCACATGAAGCGTTCCATGTAATGAATGGTATATTTAAGAGTGTAAATCTAGAGTTTAATTGCAGTAAGAATACGGGAAATGAACATTTAGCATACATAATAGAATGGGCTGTTAAATGTATGTGTGACGCCATAGAAAAAGAAAATAAATGCAAGAAAAAGAAGACAACGTAAATCATCCATCACACTATACGTGGCTGAAAGATAAAGCAGGTATCGAGGTTATAGATATCACACGACATATGGACTTTGATCTTGGTAATGCTATAAAATACATATTAAGGGCTGGTCATAAAACTGAAGAAGGGTATGACAATAGATCTAAAACTATAGAGGATCTTAAGAAAGCAGTTTGGTATATAAACGATAAAATTAAAACATTAGAAGATGAAACTAATTAATCAATCATACGAAATTTGTAAAACACACGGTTATACATTACAAGATATCTATAAAGATATAGAGCGTGCAGCTAGAGTATCGTATAAATCTGAAGACAAGATAACTGAAGATAGTGCTGAAAAGATGGTTAAACGCCTCATAAATATGAAGCATTATAGTCCACTAGAGTTTGGAACTGTATATCTAAAGTTCCCAAATACATGTCTTAGTGAAGTAGATGTAGAGAAATATGAAACTAATCATTTTAGTGCCGTCACAATAACAACAGATTCTACAAGATATGTAACTACCAACTATAGAGTTATTGTAGAAAACCGTTGGGAAGATGATTTGAAATATATGTGTGAGCCTACTAAACATCACCAAAGACGTACTACAGTTAAATTTATAACAAATAGAGCAATGACACACGAGTTAGTACGTCATAGATCTATGTCATTTATGCAAGAAGGTCAAAGATATTGTAATTATGCCAAAGATAAATTCGGTAATCAGTTAACCTTTATAATACCTGTACAATGTACAAAAGATATACCTAATAACACAGAGTTAAAAGATAATATAGATATAGATAACTTTGTTTGGGGAGATAATAATGGTATGAAATTTCTTAAAGTTAATAAATTAACACAAGGAATGCTATATTTATTTTATGATACTGAAGTACACTATATAGGTCTTATTAATTTAGGATGGAAGCCTCAAGAAGTACGTGCAATACTGCCAAATGCCACTAAAACAGAAATATATATGTGTGGATTTGATAGAGATTGGGCACATTTCTTTGAGTTAAGGGATAAACCATATGTAGACCCACAAATGTATGATTTAGCACACAATTTACATTCAGATTTTAAAAATAAAAATATGAAAAAGAAATTAGATGAAACAGAGCGTAACAGAATGCTCAAGTTAATAGAAGAAGCAAAGAAACATGGAGAAGATCATGTAGCTAGTCTAATACAATTAGCTATAAATCTTAGTGATAAAGGAGAATACGATAAATTCATACAAATATTTAGTGAAAATGATTGAAACATTACTACAATTGTCGATCATAGTTGGTATATGTTTCTTTGTCGTCTGGGTGGCGTCTCCAGATAAAGATGTAGAAACATATAAGAAATACATCAAAAACGTGATCAAATCTACCATAACTGACGCATTTAGTTTATATCCAGATCGGAAAGATGCGATAATATACATTAGAAAGAGATTATTGGGTAATTAATATAATCCGGGTTAGCCTAGCTAGCTCGGATTTTTTGTTTTATTTTATTTTTTAAAATTTTTATAGCATAAGCGTAGAAACGAGAAATACAATAAACTTCACTCCCCCATCATCAGAGCGAATCAAGCTACCCCCGGCATGAAAATGAAAACACACTTCAAATGAACTCAAGACTGACATTTCAGCACAGACTATATTAAATCAAAAGTCGTAACAAAACCAAATGCTGTGATCAATTGGCCATCGGAACGATGGCTATGCTGTGCAATAGTGCCAGCATAACGAAAACCGTTTCAAAAATGAAAACCGTATTCTACCTCCGCATCTCGACATGGTCGAGAACGAAGGAGGCGTATGTTACGGAGTACAAGGACTCCGTAACATACGACCTTGACAATAAAGCAGACAGAGCTGCTTTAGCCAAGGTCGCATTACGCCTCCTGATGGAAGGCTCAGAGCTTAAACTCTATCAACTCGTTGATAGAGCCGCTCTTAGCGATTCCATCAAGGATGACAACCTATTCTAGGTCGTGCATCCGGCCCGTGCAAACGGGCTTCGGTTTTCATAGAATGCTATGGTTTATAGGAAATTAGCCAGTTTCGGGTAAACTGGGCTCCACATATACTGGTGGAGTAGTCGAGTCATTTCCCGGTTAGGGAGCAGTATCTTAGCCTATTAGGATCATGTGGTTCATGTTGGAAGTTACCAAAAACAACCCTCGACTTTAAACGAAATCAATCAAAACACAACATAATATGGCAAACAATTGCTACATACACCCTTCCAACAGGGAGGCGGCAGAGTTCCTGATGGAGAAAGGATACTCATTGACGCCAGGTGTTAAGGACGTGTATGACGTCCTACAGAACTGCGTGAGAAGTTATTGCGTATTATACGTAGACTTCAAAGGCAGTGGAATGGCTTTTCACAGACTCTTAAGCAGCAATAACTTACTGTCCAAAGAGTCGTTGAAGCCGTTCGCCTTCCGTGTTTGGGATGTATGGGATAACTGAGTTAAACTCGGAGTTTTCGTGTGCTTACCTTGGCAACAGAATTAAGCACATATCTTTCATTGTCTAACTTTAATCAAAAAGATATGAGCAAACTGATTAAGTATGCCGTTAAGGGCATGATTGCATCTGAAAAAGATGCAATTGAAATCTTAACAGAAAGACTCAGCATTATTGCTGAGCATCGTCCAGAGCTCTGTGAAGCTTTGATCGAGGGTGTGGCTGTAGCAGCATGTGTTAAAAACACAGCTGCATTGCGCAAACTTCTAGACGTAAAGTCTGCAAATGGGATAATGTGTTATCCTATTATGCACGGTGACCTACGGCAAGAAGTATGTGTAGAATACGATGATGAAAATGGCATTCATCATTGTGCTACATACCCACTTCCACTTGATCTCAAAGAGTTAACTGATGTATTTGAGATTAAGTACATGTAGCCTTTAGTTAGGGCAGGAGGCGTAGGCTATTAGCTTACGTCCTCCAGCCTTTTTCCATGCGTAACAAAACAAAACGCTTTGATCAATCGGCGGGCTTCGCCCGGTTGCTATAGTGCTCTTTTGCCTACAGTAGTCCACCGCCGTGATAAGCATATGCTTGAGAAGAAGAGTTCAACCAACTTACTTTTTCTAAGTATTTACGCTTACCACAAGCATAACCGGGTATTAATATATAGCGTTTAATCATTAAATTCAAAGGATATGAACTACAAGAAAATCAATTTCGAGATCGTAACCAGAAAAGGTGGCGCAACAATTAAGGGTCAGGAAGGTGAGTATGCAAACAAATACTTAAAGTTTGATTGCATCAATCCTATCAACATGGACGAACGTCCTCACCGTGTGACATGCTTCGCAGAGGCAGTCATAAAGTACTACGAAACTCTCCTGCCAGAGAGCAGAGGCGGCAAGCTGCCAAACTCAGACGATTGGTCAGAGGACAAGATGCCTGTAAAGGATCGGATCTTCACCAACGGAGAGGCAGTTGAGTATGACTTTGGTGGCCAATACGTTCAGAAGTACAGCCAGGACATCATGGACGGCGATAAGCTGATCCATGCAGCAGGCGACTACGTGTGCATAAAGGGAACTAAGTCTCCGAAGATCACCTCACGCAAAGTTGTATTCTGTCAGTACTACTACGAGACAGAGGCAATCCTAAATGAGTGGGGTCAGCCAGAGATTGATCCTAACACGTTTGCCACCAAAGTTCGTATGGTACGCGACAAGGACGGTCTGCCAATCAAGCATTGGGTAGAAGGCTGGGATCCTGAGACCGTAGGCAGCAATCTTAAGAACGCATTCTACATTCCTATTGCAGAGTATGTAAAGGAAATGGGTGCTTCTGCTTCTAAGGACACCTCTGCAAACGTAGAGAGCAACATTCCTAAGACCAAGAATGCAGACGAAGACGACGACGCCTAAGCATTAAACCTATGCAGGTAGCGAGAGCATTTTGCTTATCGCTATCTGCTTGGTTCCCATTAAAACGAATACTATGATCAATAAGCGCAAAAATAAAAAAGTCCCCTGATGAGTCTTGGAAGATTAAGACGAAACATTCTCAAATGCATTAAGAGAGTGTCGGGATATCATAAAGATGTTCAACGTTAATCCTGAATAAGTTCCTCGGCTTATCTCAGTGTGGAACAAAGGGAATCAGCTCCCCAGAGGAAATACTACATGTACAATTGTTTGAGCAAATAGTTGAAATTGTATACAGATTTGTGGAGAACAATGTAGTATTCATTAGGCTTATCTTCAACTGTAAGTCTAAATTAAACTCGACTACCTACGACGATGGGTACCGACGTGATCCAACGCGTGAAGTGGACGATTAGGGTAAGTTCGTTTTGATAACCTAATTGTATGATCGAAAAACGACGTCAGCCAGGAGACGTAAAAATTCACACTGATGAGACTGGACGAAACACAGAGAGAAACTATGTAACCCGAGCGAAATGTATTGAGGGTTATATAATGGCTCTGTGTCTGTGAACAACACAATTAATTTGAATCAATCAAAACAATTAAAAACCTCACGATAATATCAAGGTCAATCGTTTACAATCGTTATGAACAAATTAATTTATCCTAACGTTACTTCTTATTCGTATAGAAAAAAGTATATGCGAATGGAGATATGCAGTATAACAACTGCAAGAATATATGTATTCGATATCAAATTTCCCATGACTATAAACTGGAGAAAACTTACAGAATTAGGTGCACATATCGAGTTCAACACAAGAGGTAAGAAAGAATGGCTTGTTATCTATCTACCATTAAAAAAGGTAATAGATATAACAGATAGCTATGAATTAAACAAGTTTGTAACTAAGTACATCAAATTATAAACGAAATGTTGAGGAGTAAATCATGAGACAGAAACATCAATTTCATCGCGAAAATTGTGCTAACACAATGCGCGAAGCATTTAAGGACATGTTCGACAGAACAATTGTCCTCGCAGGTAAACATGCATTTGAATGGTCCATCACCGTATGTGATGGCAACACATTCACTAAAATGACTTATTCTTGTCGTAAAACAGCAAGAAAAGAGTTTGAAAGATATAAAAGGCTAAAATAGATTTGTCCATTCATTATATACCTAGAAAGTTAATAAGCTGCATTCGTTGTGAAACGAGTGTAGTTTTTAATTGATTGTTATTAACCACTAAATATATAAATATGAAAAAGAACGAACTTTGGTACTCTGTACCACCGGAAATCTGGTATTCATAATACTGGATATTTGTTAGGATTTTTTAGCATTTTAAAAGTTGGAATGAAGGTTTAATAATTCCATTAAATTAGCAAACGCTTTGATGTACTTTATTGTGAAATAAGATACATCTACATATATCATTTGTTGTGAAATAAATGGTATACTATGAAGTATGGTGTAATGGTAGCACTACAGATTTTGGTTCTGTTAGTCCCGGTTCGAATCCGAGTACTTCAACAAAATAGTTTTCTATGTTTTATGTGAATAATAGTAGCATATCTTAAAAACATAGTGGAGAGAGATCGAAAGGTCTAATTAGGCATTAAACTAAAATCCCAGCCAAGGGTAACAGTATGTCACACTGGAAAAAAAGAGGCAAGAAAGAAGTTAAAACACTCGTTGATCTATCAGGTACAGTAGAGTACAAAGTGGATGTAACAAATCCACCAACGATTGTATCCGTCCAGTTTAACAGAATGGGACAAGTACACGACATTGCACCAAGAGAGATTGAAACAGAGGAATACATATATCCTCTGTTTGACGACCTTCATGGTCGTACGAGACTTGCTGTTGATCAGTATTTTGACGAAATCATTTAAACATTATCAAAATGGGAAAATTACTTAAGCTTATGCCAGGATTTATGTTCCTGGTGTACTGCGTAGCATTGTTGATTTTAACAGCTACGCCTTTCGCCGTACTTATGTGCGGTAGTGATGTATTGGACAAATATTATATTTGGCCGATAACAGCAGCTGTATACGTGATTGGTATGAGTGTGATGTACAATGATCTTTACGAAGACATTACATTCCGCACAAACAAAACTTATCTGTTTCCAGGACCGGCTGGTAAAAAACTAGCCAATAAAGTCATAGGCTTTGTTACATTGATAGTAATAGCCACAGTGATGTTCAATTCTGCACACAAACAGGTAAGAGACAATGCACGTACCGAGAGAACGGAACTTGACCTTTATAAGGAGTACTATAAGTGTACTGAAACACTACTTGATTCTCTGTACATCGATGAAGATCACCCTATACTCGAAAGTGATGTAGGTGTAGATTATGCAAACGCAAAATTTGCAGTAGATGAGTATGAACCGGAAAACTAGTATAAAGTTATCGAAAGATGGTAAATCTTCAATGTATATCTTAACAAAGATAGACAGCGAAGGTTTCCATCATTCGATTTTCGTGTCAAAAGAGGAATTAGTAGAGATTTTAAAACTTATTAACAATGTTACAATTTGAAACAGGTCTTTTTGTCAAAAACAACATGATCATACAGCAAATAACAGTTGAAGGCTGTATAGCAAGCGCAGAGATGATCAACAATGTACTGAAGAAACTCCCGTTCGATGCATCCGTAGTACAAAGTTCATGCGATGGAAAGAACAAAGAAACAGTCATTTTTATTACACCACCACTTTTAACAAACCAGTATACATTTGTATCACTTGATACTATACAAGGTATAGAAGTAGCTATCAAAAAAGTGGTAATAAATTGCCAAAAAGCAAGTGCGTTATTACGAGAGCTTAACAATTTCATCGAAGCACTCATAAAAGACTGTAAACCATTTGAAAATGAGACAACGAAATCAAATTCATCCACCCCAAAAAAAGAACGTAACTTCTGACAGTCTAGGAAATGACAGAAGAAGGTTGTGGGTGAAAAAGAGTGATTGTACTATGCTTTTAGCAAAAGGCATTACTCCAAACGCGGCCAAGGCCCTTGAGACGATTATTGATAATTTTCTCAAGAGACTTAACTTAAAGAAAGAAGTAACGTTTATAGTTACAAAATAACCTGACTAACAGCAGGAAGTCTGTTAGAAGTAATAAACAGTCAAAAGTTATCAAAACAATGACAGTAGAAAATCAAGACGGACCGAGAATGATACTCGGTGGAATAGTAGCATTAATAATACTGCTATTCGCGGTTTCAAAATGCAATGCTCAAACAAAGCAGAAACCGCAGTTGGATACTATGGCATGTAATGTCACATGTATCGACAAGTATGTTGAAGAGAAAACTTCAACAGGAAAAGTGCGATATTACGCAGTCTACAATGATGACAAAAAAGACATTTCTGAGTTGATTCCTGTAACTCAAAGTGTTATGTCATACATCAGACTGTGTGGTGAAAATAACATCAAACCGTCCTTAGGCATCAAACTTAAGAATGGTCAGATACAGTCTCTCATACGATACAAACCTAAATACGTACGAAGATGAGCAACAAGGTAAAAGGACGTATATTCTATAGAACTCAGCATGGAAGACAGATCAGTTCGTTTCTGATAGCCACACGCAGTACAAAATACTCAGTTTGTGGCATCAGTACAACTGAGAAGATAAATCCATTGTACGAAAGTCACACAGAATTCATGTTCCAAAAAGCAAAAGTATATTTTCCTACAACCATTTTCATACGAGCAGAAAAAGCTACATGTGTGAAGATAGCTAAGTATAGTTTTGCTAAAGAATTATCATTGCGGTTTGTTGTTACTCCATTCTTGGAGAAACAATTGAACAAATTCGAAGATCCGTATGATATTGAAGTAGCGGAATTCTACTCTAACACTGGATATAAAGTGTATGCTACAGTAAGATCTGTAGTGCGCTTTACTGACACGTTTACAAGAGAGAAATATGTTCTCGTAACTTTAAATGATTGTATCTATGAACAAGAAACCTAAACCAGGTCAATTCTTTTCGATCCACGGCAAAGTATATCGTGTTATGAAGCGTACGAATGGGTGTGACGGATGTGTATTAAATCAAATATACCTCTGTCCATCCATTCGCGACATTCGTTACAACAACTTTAACCCGGAATGTGCAGCAAATGGTATAATATTTGTGAACATATGAAAAGAGGACTTAAAAAACTATTATTAGTATTGTGGTGTGCTGTTATGCTGATATTAGCAGGAGTATGTTTGTTTTTAATCATTACAAACATAACATTGTCAATTGAGTTAACTGCAATATTGACAATATTACTGTTAGGATCTACAGTAACGTACACAATAATGCTATGCGAGTTATTAGAACTATAATTATTCACTTTTAAACATTTATCAAAAAATGAAACATTCAGTATGGCACTTGGCCATGTATGTAATTGCAGTTATTGTAGCATTTATCATAACGCTGCAACTGACTGCGTGTGACCATTTCAAACAAGGAGACTCCACAAAGGACGACTCTGTAAAGGTCGCAAACCAAATCGAGGGTGTTGTAAACCCGCAGTTTGACAACGTAAGCGAAGTTTTGTCCTACAAAGACGAACTAAACGCTAATGAATACGAAGACTCCGTATTCAGGCACATGAATCCTACATTGGCATACAACATTGCTACGATTGTAATTAATCGTGATGGTGTTGCAACCAAGGCTTCTATCGTTAAAGAATACGAGAAAGGTAAGCAGATTTATGACAATCTGCCGCAAACCATTCCAGATTCTATCACCCATCCACAAGAAGTAGATGGGCACAAATCGGCGGAAATTACCTCCAAAGACACTATGATTGGGGGTAAAAAAGTACACATTAAAACGATAAAAGAGTATGAATAAGGATTATATCGTACTGTCCATACAAGGACAGCGTCTGAGTACTATACCAGAGGAAAAACTTCAGGATATTTTGGCAAGAATTGGTTCTATTATCGTGTTTAACATAGGAGTAGAACCAGAAAACGTCGAAGCTACGATTTTGACAGAAGAAGAGTTGGTGAAAACTTCTATTGCTAATACAATAAAAGTAAAACAGGACGAAGAGAAACAGATTGCAGAAAAAGCAGCTGTTATCTACATCTGTGAGAAATTCATAAACGATCGTAAATTCGACCGATACAAATTCATTACAAGTCTTATCAAAAGTAATTTGTCGCAAGACGATAAAGCGTTACTGAACGCTGTGACAATCATCGCAAATCCTTCTATGGAATACGAGGATTTTGTCGACAAATGCGGAGAAGGCATTGTAGTGAAGTATGGATTCACACGACCCGTCTATCAGCAAGTCAAAATGGCATATTCTCTGATAATTTAACCGTTATGTGCAACAAAGAGAAAAAGGTAGACCCCAAAAAAGTCTACAAACAAAAGCATATCAATGCTAAGCCCTATCAAAGGACTAAAACCAAAAAAGAGTTTCGTGATTATACGAACGAAGATACTGACTATTAAGTCAAATTTGTTTAATTTTTTAAAATCATTATCAAAATGGCAAAGACAGAAAACAAAAAAACAGAGGTGAAGAACACAGTAGTAGACGAGACAAACGTTCTCGACACCATCAAGAACGGTAACAAGATGCCAGAGGGCCTGGCCGATGAGGTCAAGAAGGAGATCGCCGAAGAGGAGAAGAAGAAGAAGAAGAGTATCCTCAAGGAGAAGATCATGAAGGCCGGTTACTGGAACAAGAAGGAACTACTGCAGTTGCGCCAGCGTCGTCGCGAGGAGAAAGCGACGAAGGAAGCTCTGACTCGCTCAAAGGAGCAGTTGGACAAGCTCGCATCAGGAGAGATAACTCCTACAGAGTACGAAGATCTACTCAAGAAGTCGCAACAGGAAAAGACAAAGGCCATACAGGACAGCAATGAAGAATACCGCAAGGAATTGCGTGAACTTCAGAACTCTCTTGAGGGCGACTACGTCTGGGACTGGGACCGCTACTAAGAGTAGAACTACATGAATTCGAATCATCGAGTCTTAGAACCATATGATTTGTGGAAGGGCAAGTTAACGCTTGAGTCCCATATTTGCGGTAGTTGCGGAACGCCACGAGACATGAATTAACATGCCATACAGAGCCTAGAGCCAGTTATGAATTCAGATGCCGAACTTACGGTAGTTTAAATATAAGTCACATGATCAAAGAATTAATTCTTAGTGAGCCTTTGAGCCTCAACAATAGCGTAGAGTAATGGTAAAGTTGACTAAGATATAAATCAAAAATATGTTGAAAGCGACATGCAAGAACCTTAGAGTCAGTCATATCACCGCTTTGTATTGAGCCAAATAAAGCCGTTCTAAGACGTTGTTAGTCGATTGTGGAGTAGCTAATCACATGAGACCAAATAACGCCTTAAAACGGCTTAAAATAGGCTTAAATCAAATGTTCTATCTGATCAATAGAGCATTTACAAAAGAGTATTCGTGTGTATGAGGTAATCTAGTAAGACCAGGGTTCGAATCCCTGCACGTCCACTAAGTCTAAGTTATGTTTAGTTATGTGATTTTGAAATTACCACATGGTTCGTGAGAATAGTGTGGTTTTTAACATGGGCGTGACTGGAATTGATTACTAGAGGAAGTAAATACGTAAGCACATTACTATATAAATTTAAATGGCAACTATAACGTTGTAGACTACACACATGTAGCATGAGTGTAATCTGAGTGTTTCCTACTAAAGTGGAGGTAGTGCGATATGCCGGTATCAGATGTGGTTCGATTCCACAGCACTCACAAATGTTCTAGTAGATTGTAATTTTTAATTGTTCAACTACGCCTATACGGTTCGTGAGAATAGTATAGGATTTTTATTTGAATATGAGTAGTACAGGATATAAAGCTATGTTACGAGACAGAGTCCCGTTCGTAGTAAACCTAGCTTTAAAATGGTGTAGTGCCAAAGGAAACTGGGTAGATCATGTTTATGATTCTCAAATATCAATATATGCTACTAAAGAAGATCGATATGATGCTACAAGACATGTATTAGGTCTCAAGAAGCATAATAGAGAGTTTGATTTTCATAAATCTATAGACTGGGATAACATAACTAGTGAAGAATCCGAATATTGGAAACAGATCGAGGTATGGGTAACTTGGTTTAAAGTGAATCATATATACATTAAAAATATATATGATGGTTCTGTTGAGAAAGGCAAGTCTATTGATATCATCAAAGATGAAATCAAGAATTATCTTTCTTCCTCTGTAGATCCCAGTCTGTGGGATAAATTGGTGACATTCTTAATTAATAATATGAGTTATGAATAGTTTCCCTAATATTTTAACACAACGCTTAATGTTAGAAAAACTAAGATTGGGCGTAAATGTTGACATCTCTGATGTACATACAATGGAGAAAACTTTATCGTCGTTGCGTATCGCAAGTAATCAAGGCGTTAATGGTAATAAAGTATATATACCAGAAGTATTCATCAGAGGTAATTCGTGGTCAAAACAAAATCAAAAAATTCTTGAATATTTAGCCTCTAATAAAGTATTTCAAAACCGAGCTCAATGGGTGTATCGTAAATTAATAACTCAATGTGACCTTGATACATGGGTTACAGGAGATGTTAAGATACGAATAGCAACCTGTGCTTTGAAATGCTTATTTGATAAAGATGATTATATTTATGTATGTGATTCTCTTATAGCTAATGTGAAAGAACTGAGAGAAGTTTTGATTGATGAAGAGCTACCATTTTAGGTAGCACCCGTGTCTCCAAAGAGAGTAGTGTTTAATCACAGCACGGGGCAATGAGCACCGTCTCTTACGTCAGTGACAGACTAATAACCGGTATGCATGTATGGGGTCCTCCCCGGTGTCAAACATGTTAAATTTGTTGATTATGAAGAATCCTAAGATTACCCAAGAGGAGATTCGTCTAATCAAGGACGCACAGGCAGGTAATATACTTGCTTTTAATAAACTTTTTTATCGCTATAAAGGTTTTGTGGATAACATCCTATACCAATACATCAAAGACTTTGATGAAGCGAAGGATATTACAAATATAGTATTCCTTAAAGTTTATGAGAAACTCTCAACTTTCGTAGATTATGACTCCTTTGGAGGATGGCTACGAATTATTGCTAATAGAACTGCTATTGATTATCTACGTAAAATAGGTGACAAAAACAGAATGCTTGGTGATAATGACAATAAAGTGTCGCTGGAACAAATAGATTCTACAGAACACGATATGGTCAATCGTATTACGTATGAACAACTATTAAAAGAGTTTGACCGACTCAATCCAGTTCACAAGCAAATATGCCTGTTATTTTACAAAGATAACTTGACAGTGGAACAAATTAGCAAAACATTAAACATTTCTCAAGGTACGATTAAGTCTATACTTTCTCGTACGAGAACAAAAATTACTAAACGTTTTAAACAGTAAAATGGCATTATTCTGGTTCATTTGTGGAATATTGTTGATTTGTTGTATCGCACGATACAATGAGTCAGACAAATTGTTCTGGACTTTGCTGGTATCTTTCGTAGGTGCCTTTGCTGCTGCAAGCGTTATTATTGCTATATGCAATAATGATAAACACGAGAATGTTAGTACTAATGTTAGCCCCACACAGTTGTATGTAAATGCATCCAATGCCTCACAGGCATTGTTGGCAGATGTATTTTACAATACCACCAAAGGCATGTCTTATGACATGCCAGACGCTGTGGGTAAGGATTACTACATTAGTAAAGACGTTCTCCCATGCAGTAGAGTAGATAACTTAGAAGATAAACCACCACAAAGCAAACAATTATGTTACAATATTTCGACACTTCTTAAACTAAGTAAATTACACTTAATTAAAGATTCATCGTGAACTTTTTAAAATTTCCATTTTAAGTTCACAAGTTATTAACAATTAAACATTTATCAAAAATGAGTAAGAAAAATAAAGGAGCAATTCCTGCAGCTCCTAAGACAAAGCAGGAGGCAAAGTCTAACGATACAAAGAAGGACTCAAAGAATGTAGAGACAAAGGTTGAGGTCATTGACGTCAACAAGTTACGTGCAGCAACACAAGGCAAGCCATCGAACGGGCTTGACGCGAACCACCAGGTGGACGTCCTGATGGGTCTTAAGACCTTTTTCAAGGACGATCCTAGTGCAGTAGACAAGTTTGGCAAAGAGCCGGTTGAGAAGATTAACTATCTTACAGCTATTGGCTTCGCTACCGCATTTGTACAAGAGGCATACTATGGTGACAGTAACTGGGCCGCTACCATGCGTTCTTCTCAGCTTGAGGCAATCAAAGAGTTGGCTCCGATTATTGGATTTACAATCGATTCGAAGTTGCTGCCTGCTCCAGACGCAGAAGGTAACGTTACTGTACCAGCAAGTGCAGTAAAGGTTAACGCAACAACCAAGAAGAAGATTGAGAACGAGAAGAAGGTGGTCGAGTCCAAGCCTATCCTTGATCCAGTAAAGATTGAGAACGAGGACCAGCTTAAGAACTCTCTTTCATTCTTCCTCTCTGATCCTGGTGTGAAGCGCCCGTACGACAAGATGGTGCGCGCGACTGAGTTTCTTCGGTCTTATCAACTTCTTCAAGCTGACAAGTCCGACAACAAAGAAGCAGCAACTACTGCCGTTCAGTCCAAGACCATTTCCGACCTTCTTGAGGAGGTACGAGTACTTGTAGGTGAGGTTCCTTTCTCTACAGTAGGAATCAGTCACTTCATCTACAGTAAGCTTACTTCTTTTGGGAACCCGATATTCTCGTTCTGTCTGCTGCGTAACGCATCGAAGAACAAGGCTACCGGCAATACAGACGTAGACGACAATGTCATTGCAGCAATGACGCGTACTCTCGTCAATTGGGCAAACGATCCAAAGATCGAGTACTACAACAAGGCTCTTGAGCGTGCGAAAGCAGAGCTTAAGGCCGGTACGAAGAAGCAAGACTATGTTGACGCTATTCAGAGCAACGTAGACTTGTGTACAGGTTACTTTAACGCAGTAACATCTTGTTCTACAGACTTTGCAGACAACCTGCTTGAGAACTTGAAGAGTAATGACTTAAATGTCAGCAATGCAGCTAAGATGACTGTAAGCATGATCCTTAAGTCATATTATCCTACACTTTCAAGTATTGACGACGCCGGTGATAACAAGGATCAGCTCCTTGCAGACATTCAGCAGCGTGCCGGTATCATCACCAATTTGTTCCGTGATCCTCTGTCACAGGATATTCGCTACAGTGAGGCAAACCTCACTTACAAAGCTCCTGAGCCTGAGAAGAAGGATGCAACTGAAAAAACTAATACAGTCCACTAAAGAAAAAATCTCGACTTTAGTAGGACGTATTAAGAATTGGTGGGATAGTGTTAAACCATATTAGAGATTATCAAAATCGACTATGCGAAAATTAACAACCATTCTGTGTAGCATTGCTTTTGCCATTTCAGGTATTTGCCTGGCAGACGCAACAGCTACCAAGTCCGTATCATCACAGACTGTTTCTGCAGCAACAATGCCGAATATCAGTCTTGATAATGTCAAACCTCCTGTAGACTTGTTATTGGGTCTGCAGAAGGAGACGGATGACAGTATCCGCTCACCTGGCAGAGTAGACACTGTATACATAAAAGAGAAGCCAGAAGTAAAAACAACAAAAGCTGTAAAGGCTCGCGCTCCCAAACAGGTAAAGAAGAAGAAACGCCACTCTTCACCTCTTTATATAGCAACGCGCATGGATAACAAGGAAGACTCCATCAAGACAGACAGCCTATTTATCTATAAACTGGAGAAGATAGGTAAAGTCGACTTGGAAAAACTCAATTCCTCTATAGATGTTAATTAGCATTTAAGTTTCGGGTTGTGCAGCTTTGCGCTGTATGACCTGAAACCTATAGGTAAGTACTTATAGTAGGTCTCATTAGCCTATGTACGAAAATAAAAATAAAACTTGATCCGAGAATATGTTAGCTTTCTCAAAAAGTGAGACACCCAAAAGGTAGGATGAAATGCATATGTTGTGAAAATTCATATGTAGGAGGACAGAGCGTCATTGTCAAGTCCTAATGTCCATGAGAACCGTCTGGTGATGGACCTCTTAAATACGCGTAAGTCTCAAGAAGAGCAAAATGATGATCGTATCGGAATTATATCTGATGATACTAAAGATATACGAACGAAACACGAGATGAAACATGTCTATAATACTGAAAACTTATATTGTGGGAAATTACATACATGATATGGTGTAGTTTGCAATGATATCAATATACGACTAGAGTAAGTAACCAAAAATAGATATGAGTATCACAAATAAGCTGAAGCATAGTGTTCCTTGATTCCAACTCAAGTATGAAGGTGCGAAGAAAATATACAAGTTATTATTACAATATCATAAGGATAATACTTATGAAATGTATGGTAAATATGTTGTCTATGTAAGTCCCTGCTGTTAGATTCAGCACATCTCCGTTGAAGGGGAGCCAGTGATGGGGTAAAACGACTGAAATAATAATAAGTATGACCGACAGGCTTTTGTAGTTTATCGGGATATAAAAGAAAAACTACCAGGAGGGTGGGGCAGACCCTTAGTTAAGTAATATATAGTTGTATGTATGTTACTTACACGCGATACGAGGCCGCGGACAAAGTCTGATATAAACATAATAAGTTTAGTAAGCAAAACGATGTATGTATGGATATAGCATAAAAGACTATACCTATTCCGGTGACTACGTTACAGTCAAACCTCGGTAACAGGAGATGATCTGTTACAAAAAATTACGTAAGTCGATTCGACACTGTACACACCAGTACTGAAAGAGATCGCTTCCGTTTCAAGACAGATAATAGTTCGAAGGTTTCAACTATATATACATATATTACAGTCCCTGTGGGATAGAATCCGTTATACTGTAACTGCGTATGTATTTTGAAAAAAGATACTTCTTACGAAAATAAGTCAGCGATAAAATTTAATAATTAGCATGTTTAACAAAAATTAGATGTCCCCAGATAGCGAAAAACCTACGTTGTAAGTAGGGAGTAGTGAGGTCTGAAATCTGAGTACCAACCGTTATATGTAACCAGAACTAAAGTATGGACAGCAAATCCATATGTAAACTCTAAAGGTAGGCATAATACATGGAAACGATGGGCAGCTTTAAGGAGTCACGAGACGCAGTGCAGAAGCGTATGCAGGTGATGTATCGAAAACATCTCTTACTATCTACTGTCTATAGATGTGTAAGAAGCTCTTAAAGTGGGTGACAAGTGAAAGTGTATGAGTTGAAATCTCAATATTCGTGTACTATAAATAAATGAGGTAGAAACACCAAGAAACAAAAGTCCGTAGGATCGCAGATACCCCCTGAAGGTATAGATCGTTCGATAATGAAACGCACTCCTCGCGTAAAAAGCTACACACGCACGTAGTAAGTATAGGAAACGTCGACAGGACATCCTTGGACGTAAAAACAAGGATGCGCGAGCAAGCGGCTACAGCTTGTATGAATATGTTTGTAGTTAAAATAGGGAAGCTGTCAAAGATATTCAAAATTTTCGTGGGTGATACATATTGTGCATTAGTCCTTTGGAAATTTTGCCGATTGTCTGACAATCAGTATCGTATATGTGTGGAAGATCTTCACACGATGTTTTATGCAATATAAACATAGCTATGTATCTGGTATGTAATACATAGTAAAAACAATAAGATTGAATTCTTCACAAATAGCATTCTAAGCTTTAAAAGAAAATATAGATTGATGGGCTCTAGCATGTCATACCATTTGACTCCCGTTACACAAATTGAGCTTCATTTTAAGGAATATAAACGTGTAACTATATCTATATAAAGCGTGGTTCCCATTAGCACACCAACTATGTGAATTGTAAGATAACATACGTTAGATTGTACCTAAGCGACTCTCCGAAGCAGTGCATTCTTTTTTTAATAGTCTAAATGTCAGGACATGTGAATGACATAATGTAACAACTTATCGTTAGTTAAATCAATAACGATATCAAAAAGGATAAGTAAAATGGCAACAACAACAATTAATGTACAGGTGCAGAACGCACTTAGTGGTAATCGTAACCCAATTTCCCTCATGGGAGCAAACCTTGGTAAACAATTCTTTACAACAGAAGTTCGAGACTGTTGGCCAAACTTCGAGAAGGAGAAGAACTCTATTCAGATGAACGATCAGAAGACGCTCATCACCAATCGATCTCCGCGCCGCTACCGAATCAATGCGAAAGACATCTTCGGTATTATCATCGATACGGACATCAATAACAACCCCGTGATCAAGATCAATCCTCACAAGGATGGGCTGGCTGATGCAATCATTCCGATTTCATCAGACATGAAGGATTACGGTGTTGTTACTGAGGAGGCTGTTAAGGAGGCGTTGAAGAACGCAGCCGATAACAACGCCACAGTAACTCACGCATTCAAGGATCCGCAGAAGCTGATCCAGTTCATGAATGCACTCAATCAGAGCGAATATGATACAATCCAGACTCTGATTGACGCTCTCTGCAAGATGCAGCAGAGCATCAAGTCAGCTATGGCTGACAACACAAAGAAAGTTAACGACTATATGGACCAGCTTAACAGTCGTGTAGACATTAACATTCACGAGTAACCATGAAACATCGCTTGTCAAATGGTTCGATCGCACTTATTAAGTATTTATTAAGTGACGAACGAATCTCTGACAAGGTATTTAACAACACTAAGGATAAAGCCAAGTACAAATCGATAAGTATCCGTGAAGACGGTACTATCATACTAGGCAAAACAAGTTGTCTTTGGTGGAACCAGTTATTGGCTTGTCAGGATAAAATACCTTTCAACGATTTTGCATTGAAGGTATGGGACGCTTTGGTAAACCTCTCTACGGGAGGTAATTCTGAAGCACTTGAACGTGGACTTAGTACTGAGATTGCCAACTTATCACAACGCGAAGGAGAATATGATAACTTAGTTCATCGTTTGGTGGACTGTTATGAACACGTATGCAACAATAAGGGAAAACTGCCTCTCGAGGGAGGCTCGGAGAAGTCGGATCTGGAAGGGACTCTTACGAAGCATATTAATGTTCCTAACGATATCATAATCAATATCGATGGTGTGAAAAAGAAAACACTCTCTTTTAACGATAGTTTTGGTGATAAATGGATTGATGTAAATGTAGGAGTAACTGGAGTAACTGTACATTAATAATGTAGATATTTATATAATCTTGCGGGATTTAGTGTCATATTACCGAGGTATTTATGATACAATTTATCGAAATTGTTTATGTACTATTATTAAGGTTATAAATCTTTTATATTACCATATATCATTAAAATAGCGATGTATCTATCCTAAACGATTTGTATTACAAATCAGAATATTGTATCTGCGGATTTCAATATTCAAGGATAGATATATCAATTTATTATACAGTTGTACGTATAATAAATACAGGTAGATGATGAACTCGAATTCAACGAACTGAAGTTTAATTTAAATCAATACAATATGAATAAGACATCAATGAAATTGAATTCAAGTAACATTATTAACATTCGTAAGAATCTTTGTGAGAAAATCACAAAATATTGGCGTACAATTCGCAATGAGAATGTAATGTCAAACAAAGCAATTAAGGCAGGACTCGGTTCGGGTTATGACCTTAAGTCTCTGTACAATGAGATTACTCAGATGGCAGAGAAGCGTATCATGATTAAAGGTATGCTTATGTATCTTAACATGGGTCTAAAGTTTGATATAGACGCATTTAAGAAGAGTAATAACTATAGTATCTTTGCAGCATGCGAGGCAAAGGAGGCTATTGCTCAGCTAAAAATGATTCCTACTATCAATCCTACTGAGAAATCGAAAAAGGGTCTCAAGGGAACTGGAAAGAAGGAAACATTTACAAGTGCAAAAATTGCACAGCTGTTGAAGGATCTCCAGCTTAAGGCAAACAAGTATGATGCTGATATGGAGAAGTTTAACAATGATACTGAGATTGATATCCCCGAGAGCATAACTAATATGTTCAAGGAGGATGTTACCTTATAAAAATCATTGACTCGGCGTGAAGGACCTTACGGTATATGTACCGCAATTACAGATCGTGGCTGTAACGAGTCTCATTCCCTTTTTCTTAATAACATGTCTAATTTAAAATCATTATCAAAATGAAAAAGAACGCAAAAAACAACATAAAAGCAAAGAAGTCTGCAAAGTTAAACAAGTCTAACAAGAAGTCTCCTGAAGCCATAAAGGCCAAACAAGAGAAAGCAGACAAGCTTAAGCAAGAAAAGAAAGAACGTAAAGAGAATAATATCTCTGACGTTAAACAGTCCATAAAGACTCTCAGCAAGGCTTTATTGTCTATGGGTGGTGTAAAGAAAGAAGCACTAACGGAAAAAGACAAAGAGCTTATTAAGCAAAAGTCTGAAGAACTTCGTAAAACTCGAAAAGAGCAATACGAAAATAGAAGGTTAGCTAACCTTAAGCACCGCCTGAAACTAGGCGAGAAATCAGAAGAAGAGATTAAGAAGTCTCTCGATGAACTAAAGGAAGAAATGGCGAAACAAAAGCGCTATGATATTCTGATGATATTCAATCCGAACAATAAGACCGGCATAGTCACCGCTTTATCTAAAATGAAGATAACAGCAACATTTATGTCGGACGACTATGTTTGGATAAAGAACACTGATGTACATATTCTCGATAAGTTACGAAAGATACCTATCGATGTCAATATGTGGCCCTATAAGGCATCAGAAAAGCCTTCTGTTGAGAAGAAAAGCAAGAAGCCTACAAACAATACGTCCGAGGCTAAAAAGGCCGCCAAATCGAAAAGAAAGGCTGCCAATATAGCCAAATTTGAGTCTCAGCACACCCATAAGATGAAAAGAGACTCATTCAAGAAAACGTGTACTAAAAGCCTGAAAGAAGTTATGAAGGCTAAATTCGGAAAAGTATCACGTAGAGATGTAGAAACAGGTAATTTTATCAAAAAAGTAGCTTAATATGAGAAAGACAACATTAAATCGACAAATGATAGCTCAAGAGCGCAGCTATAATCGAAAATATAACGTTAAGAACAACTGTATACCGGCGTTTGTAAAGAACAACTATCGTACAGAAAATGACGATGGTACAATAGAGTACAAATGGGAGAAAGTAAAATCTCCACAGCCGAAAAACCTTACAAAAGGCAAATGTTTTGTAAAGAAAGACGGTAAAAAACTGAGAGTTCTATCGGAACAGGGTAAGTTTCATAAAAAATACACTATCAAGAAGTATGATAGGCACTCGAAAGAGTATATAGAAGCTTACATCAGTCACAAACTTGCCAAATGGGAGAAGAAGAATCCTTGTCCCATAAAACTTGACGGTATACAACAGGATTTGTTCGAAAACGAGTTCCTTCTTCCATGGAAAGAAAAGAAGAACTTGGAGCTTAAACGTATTTCAGAGTTTGTAATCTCTGTATATGGCAAATTCCCATTAGTCGGAAGATTTAAACAGTCTGACGACAAGTATAAGGAAAAAATGTTGGAGCACCTTAAGGACATAAATGGTAGTACAGCTAGATATGGCGGTATCAACCATTGTCCGAGTACTGTTCCAATAATAAAAGCAGCTAAAGTAGTTACGGATACTACTAAAGCATGTAAGAGTAATTTAGTTTCATCTATACTAAAGGACGCTTACAATAAACAAGGTAGAATTATACTACCTGATATGCAGTTAGCAGCTTAAAAACAATACATGCAGTGAAGTCTATGTGCGCATAGTTCCTGAAGAGAAATGACATCGTAGCGGATAACGTTTCTTAATGGGTCCGAGTCCCATCACTGCAACTATATTAACTAAGAACCTTTGAGTCATGATAATACGAAATTCCGTCGTAATAGTATACGACATTGAGATCTTCCCAAACGTATTTCATTGTACATGCAAAGATACTGAGACTAATAAATTATATTTCTTTGAGATATCCAACCGTAAGAATCAGCTAACAGAATTAGTTGATTTTTTCTTTTTTAAGAATATCGGTGATAAAATGTTTTGCGGATATAACAATAAACATTATGATGATGTGATAATAAACTATCTAATAGATTTTTATTATAAAATGGACTCATTATCATACTTAAAGATATGTAATTCGTTATTTAATTTATCGAGCACGATAGTTACGTCTGAAGAAGGTGATACAAGTAAGTTCAAACGATGGAAATATGCTAAGTATTTCTACTCAATGGACTTACTAACTATGTTATTTAGTTCTAAGTTACGTGTAGGTCTTAAAGAAATGCAAGTAACAATGCACTACAAAAATGTAGAAGAATATTCTGGTGACTTTAGTCAGTTTCTACCAGATTCTGAAATAGATAACATGATAGAATACAATATAAATGATGTAGAGTCAACAACCGAACTCCTAAATAGGTTGAAAGACGATGTACAACTACGTCTGTTTATAGAAAAAGAATACGGTATTGACACCTTATCAATGGATAGTGTGAAATTCGGAGAGACACTTCTGTTGAAAAAATATTGTGAGGAGACAAGACTAAGTGAACAATATGTGAAAACATTGCGTTCACCAATGGATTATATTCCATTAAAAGACGTCATATTACCGTTTATATCGTACAAAAATCCAAAATTACAAGACGTTCTTAAGGATATGAAGAGCCAAATAGTATATTCTAAAGAACGCAAAGGCTATGAGAAGAAGTTTGTTCTCTCAAATGTACGCTATTCTGTTGGTGTAGGAGGTATACATTCCTTACATACACCACAAATCTTCGTTCCTAGTGACAATGAATACATAGGACACAGCGATGTTGCGTTGACACATCGGCGCAATGAAAATAAATCTAATTGCTGGAACACCCTTAGAGCTTTAACTACCAAAGGTAACAATGTTAAAGATTGGGCAATCAGCAGCAAAGCCTTATTTAGAGGAATGTTCACAGACTATCCCACAAGGGAGTACGATGCAAGTGATAAATGCATTGGAAACGGTTTAATTTTATTTAATATGATACAGAGATTAGAAGATAAGTTTAAAGCAGGAATTTATGTAATCTAGAATAATGTAAATTCCAAAAAATATGTAGGTAAATCGATTAATATTTATAAACGTATAATGGCACATGTTACAAATTTAAATACGCGCAATAAAAACGAAAACAGGCATCTTATAAATGCTTGGCATAAGTATGGAAGAAGTAATTTTTCATACTATGTAATCGAATACGTTTATGAAGAAAATGAAGACAAACTCAATGAGATTCTCGCAGAACGAGAATTATATTGGATTACTACATTGAAAACTACTGATCGAAATTGTGGATACAATATGCGATTGGATTCTTCGGGAAAATGTATTGTCCATGACGAAACAAGACAAAAATTGCGTGAAGCAAATATAAAAAGATTTTCTGATCCAAAAGAAAGAGAAAAGATCGGAATAATGTCTTATAAAATACATAAAGAACATCCAGAATATTTTATAGACTCATTTAGAAAAGTAGCAATTGCACGTAGAAAATTTCGTATTGCTAAATGCGACAAAGAAAATAACATAATAAAAATATACGATGTGATTGGAGATATCTTAGAAGAAAATCCAACTTTTTATAAATAGGCAATAAAAGGATGTTGTCAAGGTACTAAATCTTCATATAAAGGATTTAACTGGCATTATTGTAAGTTAGATTCTGATGAATTAGTAATTAAATAATCTATGATATAGTCGATAAGGTAGGAAACTACTGGAAGTGCAATTATTTATCTTAGTGCTTCAAAAAACAAAGGCGATGTATCCGTCCTTTATTATAAAGTACAAATGGATTCCCCGTCATTTAGGTAAAGAATTTTGGCAAGTATATTCGCAGATATACAAAGAGCGAATAGAAGCCAAACATAGTAAACAGAAATTAAAGAACTTAGCTCTTAAGTTAACTTTAAATTCTGTTACCGGGAAAATGCAACAAGAAACAAGTTGGATGTACGATCCATTCAGTGTCTTTAAGATACGTATCAATGGACAATTGATACTATTGATGTTAGTGGATCGACTGCTGGAATTAAACTGTAAGATTGTGCAGGTTAATACAGATGGTGTAATGTATATTGCTCAAAAGACACAACGAGAAGCAGTCCAGGAAGCTGTTTCAGAAGTTGAGCGATTAACACAACTGACTTTCGAGTCCGATGACTATGAGGCGTTTTATCAGTACGCCATAAATGACTATTTTGGTGTCGAAAAAGGATATTCACAATCACACGATCCTAAACTGATAGAGAAAAAGGGAATGTTTATCACAGATCCTAGGTTGGGTAAAGGGTTAGCACCAGCCATTATCCCAAAGGCTGTGATAAACTATTTTTTAACAAAACAACCAACTTCTGAATACATTAAGAGTTCTAAAAATATAGAAGATTTCTTGATGTATCAGCGCGTAGATAAAAAGTTCAAAGTACTGCACGGAGACGTGCCGATACAGAGAATAAATAGATTCTATGCATCAACAAACGATTATTCTTTGTTTAAGGTAGATCCTACAGGTAAAGTCGCTAACATGCTAACTAAATCTGGAGTGACTATCTTAAACAAGATGAACAATATTCCAATTGAAGGTAGACATTTGAATTACCAATATTACATTAGTGAGGCAAATAAAATCATATCAGAATTTGTCTATCAACAATTGGAGCTGTTTTAGTAACCAGCTTGTTAACCAAAGAGTATAAGAGATGATTATTGAAGTAGAAACAAAGCTGCTCGAAGCAGCACCAAATATCAATCTAAATCAATTGATATTCCTAAGTATGGTATTGAATAAGAATCAAATTCCAAATCAAGACGTTCGCAAAATTGTCAGCCTTATTAGCGACGATGAAATATCATACTTAATTTCTCAGGGACTTATAACCTTGATCGAGAAAGGAAATTCAAAGACATATCAAGAAACAGATCTACTTAAAGAGAAAATAGCACCCGATAAAGACTATTTCGATTTGTTTTACGATATGTACCCAATATACGTATTACGTCCAGATGGCGCAAAAAGCTATCTTCGCGCAAACGTAAATAAATGTCGTCATTTCTTTAATGTTACAACTGGTAATAGTATAGCAATGAAGGAACATTTAATTAACTGCCTACAATACGAGATAAACAAAAAGACTCGTGAAGGTAAGATTAGTTATATGAAGACGATGTGGAGATGGTTAATCGACCATCAATGGGAAGAAACTGAGGAAGAGATGGCAGATAATAGTACAACTAATACTAATGCTTATGGAACAGAATTGTTGTAATTTCGTCAGACCGATGTCTGTTGTAGCACAAGAAGCTATAAACTACATTGCAGCTAGAAGAGATCACACAGTTACATCGCTTAAAACACGATGGAAAAAGTTCAATAAGCAATGTATGGGAGGTATTGAACCCAATACGGTTTATACTATAGCTGGTATCTCAGGAAGTGGTAAGTCTAGTTTTGCTAACTTACTACAAAGTGATGTGATTGATTTAAATTCGTCTGAAGATATTATTGTATTAAACTTCTCACTTGAGATGGTTGGATTTAGGCAAGTTGGAAGAACGCTTTCCAATAAATTAAGGAAAACGACTTCGACTCTGTATAGTTCGGAAACGGACCTCGATGAAGAAACTTTTAAAAAAGTCATCGCTGTTTCTAACCAGCTAAAGGAGTATCCTATCTATTTTGTAGATAATCCGTGTACTCCCACGCAAGTTGAACAGATAATATCTAGCTTTTATGAAACCTATGTAAAAGGTAAGAATAAACATTTTGTTATATTGTATGATCATGCCCTATTGACAAAGCAAGTAGGCTCTGTAATAGAGACTATTAGCGAACTCGAAAGAGTATTCATACAAGCTAAAAAACTACCGCTTACGTCGATTGTACAATTAGCACAAATGAATAGAAACATAGAAGCGCCAGAACGAATTAATAACCCACTTTCGCATTATCCTATGCGTAGTGATTTATCGTCATCAGATGCAATTTTTCAAGCAAGTGATTATGTATTAGTGATCCATAGACCGGAAATATTAAATATATCGGAATATGGACCGAATCATCTACCTACACAAAACAAGGTCTATATACACATTCTCAAGAATAGAGATGCTGGTAAACCTTGTATACTTGAATTCGAGAACGATCTAATGTATAACAACTTGATCGAGAGTGCATCGTAAGTAAAACAAAAATTTAAGGCTGAAAATTATGAAGACATATACATTTACAACGAGTAACATTAACAATAGTAAGAAGAACTTTATCGATGAGATTATCGGCAAAAGTAAGTATACAAACTATTCTAAGACTATTGATGACATCATATTTTCTGATGTGATGAAGAAGAATCCCTATCTGTTTACAGACACGGATTTGTATATTACTCGTGACTCTAAGGAGATCTCATCTGATTTCCTTAAGGCAGCTGAGTTCCTTGCAAACTATAAGAAGCCTGAGAACAAGCTGAACATTATTATTGGTCACACATATTACCTGTCAAACAATACTCCCATTATCTTCTACGATGATGAGATTCAGATCGGTTTCGATGTGTTTAAGTATTCGGACTTTTCGTCAGATGATTTCATCAACGCGATTACTCCGAAGATGAAGAAGACGATCATTGATATTTATACCAATTCTCGTAATCTGACCATTAATATTAACCTTTAATAACAAACAGAGCTATAAGCCATGCCATTAATATTACCTACTAAGAAAATTCCAGCAAGTACAACTAATCCGAAATTTTTAGTATTGTTCGGTCGTGAAAAAGTCGGAAAAACTTCTGCTTTAGCACAATTGGATAATAATCTAATCATAGACCTAGAAGGCGGTTCTACATTTGTCGATGCGATGGCAATACAGTGTAGAAATATAAACGATTTAGGTGAAGCTGCTCAAGCCATTAGAGCTAAGAATAAGGAGGTAGGGCATAATTTCTATAGACACATAACTATAGATAATGCAACTTCTCTTGAGGAGATGTGTTTAAGTTATGCTGCTACGTTGTATAGACAACAGCCAATGGGTAAAAATTGGACAGGTACAGATGTCAGAACTCTTCCACAGGGTTCTGGTTATTTGTATTTACGAGAAGCCGTACTAAAGGTTATCGATATGTTCAAAGAACTATGTGATGAGTTTATTCTAATCGGTCATATTAAAGATACTATCGTAAATGATCCTTCTACAGGAGAAGAACTGTCAGAGAGATCATTAGACTTGGTAGGAAAGCTATCAGGAATGGTGTGTCGAAAATGTGATGGAGTAGGATATATGTACAGAGACGGAAACGAAGTGCATATTAAATTCAAAGCTGGTAAGAATATTTCTATGGGTTGTCGTAGTGACCACCTTAGGAATAAAGACATCGTCATTTCTGAAATGAATGAAGAAACAGGTGTCTTAACTACTCATTGGGATCGAATATATAAAGATTAAGAACTATAAGTCAAAAATAAAGAAATTATGTATAATACTAAAACAGCAATTGTAAATAACGAAGAGTTTAATTCAAATTACATTCCGGTAGGCATTAACGATAACGTAATGCTTAAATCGATAACGGTAGAAAAGAGTCCGCAGGGAAAAGACTTTCTTCGTGTAACATTCACAAATGAAGCTGGTCAGACAGCTGAGTTTACTGAGTGGAAAAACGAAAAGAATATGTGGATTAAAACAGACGAGGATCTGCAGAATCGCGATAATATACAGTTTGGTCGCATCTTGCAATTGATAAAGTGTTTCACTACTCCTCCTGACGTAGAATTGAATTCTTTTGTAGATATGATGAATTGGGTAAAGTCCACCGTAGACCCATTTATCTCTACTAATAAAAAGCTTAGACTTAAAGTTATTTATGATAAAAAAGGATATACACAGGTATCTAAGAACGGAACGTACGTAGAGCCTATGGATGTCAAAGAGTCTCAGATTAAATTGTTCAAGAACGATCTTCTTGAGCGTCCTATAAAGGCTGATGAAGAGAAGCCTGTAGATCCGCTTGCAGCTACTGTAGCTAGCACTCCGGTTACTGAGAAAACGGATGACCTACCGTTCTAATAGGTCTGGTGGAGCCAGTTAACTCTGGGGTATCGGAATGGTTGTAGAGAGGTTCGATTCCTCTCCCGATAACGATATTATTGTTTAACCCGAAAATGATTTTCAGCGGAAAGTCTATAAATATCGTCGAAAAAGGTAGACGTGAGGTTGAGAAATCCTCATTTTTGATTATTCTATTTCGTTTTTAAACAATGATTTTTCCGAGTCGGCGTATAAAAGGTGTATTATCCGACGGTACCACCTGCGAAGGTAACAACAAGTAGCTATACTTGGTACAAAAATAGCATTTGGCTTGATGGCGAAATTGGTATACGCAGCAGACTTAAAATCTGCCGTTCCGAAAGGAACTTGGGGGTTCGAGTCCCCTTTAAGCCACTAATTTATAAGTGTGTGAGATAGGTACTCTAATATAGAAATATATAACCACGGTTCGAATCCGTAGACACACACTATGCAAGAAGAGCTAGGTATAGAGGCTAACTACCTAGGCAGAACGAGAGATTATCTATTAGTAAGAAAGAAACTTATTCAGTAGCAATGATCATAATCTAATAAAATGTAGAAGCCAGAGCTGAGTATTTATTATGCACGTAAAATATGTAATAAACTATACATAAACGAGATTTTTTGGACAGCTCAGAACAAAACAATAAAAAGCTCGACGGAACCCTATGGAACAGTATCTATGTACGCACACTAATATATAAAATCTCTTATATTAATAAATTTGCAATTTATATAGATACCTATTAAACTCATACTAACTAAGAACTTATAAGTCATGTATAGTACAAGAACAGCTATTACAATGAGTTTAAAAGACTTATTGGATAAACTGGATGACTATGACATTTATTCTTACTATGTTGGACAGTTTAAAATAGGTAAACTATTTAACAGTCCATTAAGATCGGATGACAAAAATCCATCATTTGCAATATTTAAAGGCGTAAATGGAAAGCTTTTCTTCAAAGACCATGGAAGTGGAGAAGGAGGAAATGCTATCAAGTTTGTTAAACTTTATAAAGGAATACAAACAAGAGACGAACTTGAACGAGAACTGTTGCGCATCGTCCGAAAAATGAATCCTAATAGCGGTAATGCTATACGCACGTACACCTACTCGGTGGATTCAGGGCCAACAGATATCGGAATAGTAAGACAACCGTTTACAGATGTAGACAAACAATATTGGAAACAATTTCATATATCAATAGATACATTGAAAAAGTTTCAAGTATTTAGTATTAAATACTTTCTTTGTAATAGAGTCGTCAGAGGAACCTACAAAGAAACTAGTCCTATGTATGCATATAAAATAGACGATAAGTTTAAAATATATCGTCCATTAGCTTCCAAGTATACTAAATGGCGTACCAATTTGACAAATCGGAACGTACAGGGATTATCTGAGATACCTAAGGAAGGAGGTAATCTACTTATAATCACAAAAAGTCTTAAAGACGTTATGTGTTTATATGAGATGGGTTTTAATGCTATAGCTGCATCAAGTGAAACAACATTTATACCTGATGATATGTTGCAATCATTACGTAGTAAGTGGAAACATACAGTCATACTATATGATAGAGATAAGACAGGAATGTTAGAATCTCGTAAGTACAGTAGACAGTACAAATTAGATGCCATATTTGTCCACAAAAAGTTTAAAGCAAAAGATATTTCTGATGCTGTGAAATGTAATTCTTTTGCTGAAGTAAAAAATTGGTTAACAAAAACATTAAGTATATATGATTGAAACTTTGATTCTGTCATTTCTCCTTGGTATGTTAGGAGGAATTACATCATATTTAATTATTAACAAGTCAAATAATAAATACGCAAAATACATATCATTAAACGAAAAAACCAAAGCTTGTATATATAAGCTTAACGGATTTAATGGATCGCATATAATACACATATGTGATGGTAAAAAAGACGTGACAATTGAGGTGAAAAAAACCGGTATAAACTTTTTAAAGTATGCCGAGTACTAAAGGTAGGGTTAAGAATGCGACAAAGGTCGATAAGTATGGTCTACATTTTCGTAGCAAACTCGAATGCTATACTTATGAAGCTTTTATGAAAGCTGGAATACCAGTAGAATATGAGCCAAAGCACTTCACCTTACTTAACAAGTTCGAGTATGACAAAGAAAAGATCAGAGCAATTACATATCTACCTGATTTCATCGGAAATTATAAAAACAACAAGTTTGTAGTAGAATGTAAAGGAATGATTACGGAATCATTTCCGCTCAGATGGAAACTTTTCAAGTATTATTTAAAACGTCATCGAAGTAAACATAGATGTTATATGGTACGTAACCATAAGCAGGTTGACGAGATGATTAACGATATTAAAAATGGAGCATAAAGAAATACGACGTGAAATAACTCAAGTTCGATTGCAAATCATAAAAGCTCTTCGTGAGATGAATGCAATTGATGTTAAAAATTGTATAAAACGATTAAAAGAGTTAGATCACCAACTTTATGACGAATAACTTAAACTAATATGATGGATTTATCTGTCCCATATTACGAGGATCTTACCCGTATAAGTAATTCAAACATAGGCTGGTTTCTAAACAAGGGACCAGCCTTTTTACATAAAATGCTATCTGGACAAGGTGAAGAAGAGAAATCTTCAGCTTTAACAAAAGGTACCATGATACATGAATATCTTTTGCAGCCAGAAGAATTCCAAAAAGACTATGTAGTCTGGGATAAAAGTAGACCTTCTTCTGCACAAGAGGAGAAGTTCTGTCAGGCATTAGCAGATAGCATTGAAATAGAACCAAATAAAGCCCTTCTAAACGCATATAAAGCAGCTTATAGTACAAGTGGAAAGAGCGAAGAAAAAGTCCTCTCAGAAGCCCTTAAAAAGGCCTCTACACTTAAGGATTATATTGACTTTAAGAAGTCTGGTGATAAGCGTGAAATGATCACTAATTATCAAGCAGTACAGCTTCAAAAAATTAAAGAAAATATATCTAAACACAAAGCAGCTTGCAAACTACTTAAACCAGCAGACAATGAAAAAGTTTTTCATGAATTTCATATCAATTGGACGTACATTTCTTACAAAGATAACAACGACGTTGATTTTACTTGTCCTTGTAAGTCTTTACTTGATAGCGTTACCTTTGATTATGATAAAAAACAAGTTACTCTAATGGACTTAAAGACAACATCTCATTTACACAACTTTGCAGATGCTGTCAATACGTATGATTATACAAGACAGTTGTACTATTATACGTTAGCATTGAATTGGTACATTAGAAACGAATTACATGAAAGTTCAGGTGACTGGAAACATCGTTGGTATATCATAGCCATAGATAGCTTTACTTCTGAAACTCGTGTGTTTGAGTTTAACGGAGCTCAAATATATTACGAAAAGAATAATCCAGAAAGGATATGTAATGCTTTAGGAGACATCGTATGGCATATGGAGAATGATTTGTGGGAACACAGTAGAGCATATTATGAAGGGACAGGAGTCGAAACATTGAACCTATGAGTCTTTTAAATAAATTAGCAATTCCTCTTCTTGATGACGATTTACGCAAAGAAGATTTTGATACAACGAAAGGTTTTATAGATGCATATTCTTATAATAAGAATAGACCTGATTTAAATAATCATATGTTTTTATTATATGATGCATCTATTCATGATCCGGAACGTGAGTATAGATTTATTAAATCGAAGAATTTGTATAAAAGGTATGTAGAATATATTAAGGATAAACCGTATTATATCTATGTATTTCCTTGTATAAATTACGATCTAAAAAATCTGTTGAACAAAGGTATTAAGCCAAAGAATGTCAATAATTCCTCACGGATAGTTACATTTTGGTGCGGATGGGAACATGATGTTAGCGATTACATGTTTTATAAATCGTACAAATTATATAACGATTGGAAGTCTGTACCAGAATATGATTATAGAAAAAGCGAAACGGAGTTACTATTATATCGATAGAAAAAATAAAGCGAGAGTATGACAAATTAGTCGTACCCTCGCTTTTTTCTTTTTAATACTTTTTTGTTTGTTTATTCAGAGTGCTTCTCGTGTCAATAGGCGGAATTAAAAACCTTTAATAGTGCTATCTACGTATTCAAGTTGCCCTCCGTTTTCTTTGTAAGCTTTTATTGCTGCTTTTCGTTTTTTAGCTTCTTTGACGTCTAAATACATATCACTAACAGGTGAAAGTTTCTTATACCATTTTAGTTTTTGCTTTAAACCTATTATACTTATTGTAGAGTATATATTATGTGTTCCTAAACTATTAAATGTATACATTAAATCTCTAAATATTTTAGGCTTGTGTTGATATGTACCATATCCTTTAACAATCTCCCATTGATCATGTTTGATATAATACATTATATCCTTAAATATATTTATTACATGACCTTTTCTATCCCAGTCAGCAGATGCTGCAGTAATACTTGTGATTATATCCAGTAATGTATCAGGACTTAACATAGTCATACGCTCAATACCAATACGCATTAATAATAAATCTATCAATTGTATCGTCCAATCATCAGGATCATCCATTGCTACTTTATTATGAAATACAACACTTGCACCAAGTAATATTATTATAACAGCCATTTCTGCTGCTAATCTTTTACCAGAATAAACATCTACATCTGAAATGTTCAATTTTTCTCGCATATCAGCAGTCTATTGAGAATATTGACTAGTAAAAGGATGTGTAGCAGCCCATTTTAAATATTTTAAATACTTATAATCAGAAGCTTTACTGAATATATGAAATAAAGCATCAATAGCTCTTCTAGTAGAACCACTTTCAACCATTCCAGTCTAGAAGTTATACATACCGATATCTTTTGCGTATTCGCTTGATAAACGTTTGCGATTAGCTTTTTGTTCATTTTCTTCATATAATGTATCATCATCTATTTGAAAATCTCTTCCGCCTTTCCAACGTTCCCATATTCCGGCTATCATAAATGTACGCATTATAAGAGTCATAGATGTTAATAAGTTAGACTACATTTTTGTAGTTTCTGTAGCACTAGGTTTGAGCAAATAAGTCTCCATTCTGTTTTTAATGAATTTCTGTATCTCGTCTTCAGTTTGTTTATCTAATGCTCTGCCATATTCATTATCTTGTTTAACAAGCGTTCCATCTTTTGCTTTATACGCACTAAATAAAGTATGACTACGCATACGTTTAAATTCATCTATAGCTTCACTCCTTGTCATTTGACCAGTAGATATCATTTCTTGTATAAACTAATCTCTCCTATAATATTTACCTTTATAATATCTGTATTGCTAAAATGTAATTCCTACGGTTTGTGATGCTATCATATATTCACCAAGTGAGAATGGACACATAAGCATATCAAAAGAAAACAGTTTATTTAATATAGTTTTATCAGCTCTATCATATTGTAACGCTCCTTCGTTATGAATTCCAAAATAATTCATTGCTACAGGGATTATTCCATATCCATCTCCTATACTATAAGATTGAGCGCTTCCTATACTGGCTATCATAGACGGAACAGCACAAATACCAGCAAATGTTCCAGAGATATATTCCCATGGAGTCATATATTTACCACTTATCGATTCTATAAATAAACTTAATTCAGGATCTAACCAGTTTATAATACCCGGAATAGCAGATAATGCTAAGAGGCCTGTTTGAGCATATTTTTTAATTACAGGTACTGCTTTTAAAAAGAATTTAGACTATTTATCGCTATATACAGATGGATTATTATCATCGAAATCAAAATTGCGCCTTCTATCATAGAACTATCTATTTATGGTTCCGCGTAAGAAATCACGTTGTCCAGTATGTAAACTATCATTAGATTTAAGTTTATTATATATAGTTTGGAATAATGGTAATTTTTCTGTTTTAGCTTTATAGTTTAAAGCCATTTCATAAAATTTCATAACTGATCCAAATACATCTCCTGTGATTGAAGTAGGATCTGCTAATCTCTATATATATCTTACCGGAACATTCATAGAACGCGTACCATCTGGACGTAATTCAAAATCACTATTTACATCGGTATCTTTCTCTGTTATTGAGAAATTTCTATTTAGCATATAAGCTCCGTTTTTAAGAATACTAAACGGATGTCTCCAACCAAATTGTCTTACAGATGCTCCTATTTGTGGGAGTCTATCGTCATATTCATGTAAAAATCCTATTTTACTCCATGATTCTTCCATAGTCTTTTTAAGCAGACTATAATAGTTATACAAATCTTCATTTTCTATTATCTTTTTATACATTTGATTTGTATATGATACACTACCCCTATTTGGCGTAGTATCAGTAAATGGTTGTATTGTTTTTTTAGAATCTTCATCAAAACGCATGTCAACCCACTTTGGGTTACTGTGTTTAGAATCTAATTTAGAATATAACTGAGTTGGTTGTTTTATAAATCCTTCTTCCAAATGTCCATCTATATAAACTTTATCAGCACGAGGTGCTGTTAATGAAAATATACTAAGTGGTTTTAAAGTATTATTATTGTTTGCATCTTTATAATAAAACTAACTCAAATACTATTGAACTCTAGCTCCATTATTAGGATCATCTAGATGTTCACGTTCCATTCGCATCATAACGGATTGAGCTATTTTCTAAATCCATGGTGTTTTTAAACCAAGTTTATCTTCATACTATACTGATATTTTACCAAGTAGCTGACTATATTCTTCAGCTTGTTGTTTAGATACCGCATGTCCTTTTCCTATTAAATTTCGTGTTTGCGAAATCTATTCGTCTAATTTCTTTAAATTCTCAAAAAACGGCTCATACCCTTCTCGTATTTTACCTTCTTCGAGATCGAATACTTTTTCAAGATTTGGAATAGATATACCTTTAAGTTTTATCAGTGATGTAAGTTTTCTTCTTCTATTCTGTAATTCTTCCAATTTTTGTGATGTTCTATTGCTGAATATAGAAGCTATTTTATTCCATATCATCGGATTTACTGCAGTATATGTATTGTTCTATTCAAACAATTGTTTGTTTACGGCATGTTCATAAGCAGCGTTATATGATTCTTCATCTAGTTTATATGCAACTTTATCTTTTATAAACATCTACCATGCAGAGAGTTCATCAGCAATTTTACGTTCAATTGTACCCACTTCCTTCTCTTTTCCATGAGAGTCATATATAGAAGATAATTGAGCTTTTTGTCTCTCTAATCTTATCAATTCTCTTTGTTTAGATACAGGAAGTAAATCAGTTCTAGTAGGCCCTTCCGGTAATGATTTTCTAATAGAGTTTATATCTCTGTCTACCTGTTCTATAGCTCTAAGAGTAACTGATGATAACATATCGATTCTCGCATCATAGTATTCTTTAGTAAATCTACGTACACAATGTTCAGAATACCAATCATTAAGTTTATGCCTATATTTCTTCTCAATATCTTCACATCCTTCTGGAAATAAAACCTGTCCGTCATTGTCAAATTGCAATTCGTAATGTTTATCACCAATTCTATCACCAATCTGTTGCTCTATTCCGTTTTTACCTTGTAATAATATATTTAAAAACTTATTAAGCTATCCATAGAATTTTCCATAATTTATTTCAGTAGCCCAGTTTCCAGTAAAACCATTCTCGTCTTTTTCCATGAATAGTTTTTCTACATTTGTTATAAGCTCCTTCCATTTTCCACCATTAGCTTCTATTGCTTTTTTTCTTAATATATTAAGTTGGTCTCCACGCTCTTTAACTTGTTTGTTTCGATCATTGGTAATTTCATTAATAATATCGCCGAGCATTCGTATTATTGGAGAATTTACATGTTGTGTCAATCCTGCCAATACCTAAAATGCATTCATATCACCAAATACATTCTAATCTTCAAGCCATGTATGCATACTGTATTTCATACGTTCTTTCAACTCGCTTGAAAGTTTCACATGTTCATCTACATAATTATCAACAAATGAATATATCTATTTAGATATTGCATTGTTATACAATGATTCACAATCAGCAATAAGACTTTCTACTCCTATCTGTGATTGCGTACCTTTTAATATATCAATGAGTTTATCTTTTACTTCTTTTCCGTAATATAATTCAAACGATGGATCAACTAATGCTTTATTTAACTTAGCTATAACATTTCTGTAAAATTCCAATGTGTTTTGTTTGTATTCTTGTAAATCTTTAAATGTTATTTCTTTATCTTGAACACCTTCTTTACCCTCTTCATCTATACTGAGATATTCGATTTGTATTTCTCCTGTATTTGGATTTACATGTTCTTTATAACACAATCGCTTATATTTACCTTTTTCAGATGATCTTAATATATTTACAAGTTCTTCTATTTCCTCATATGCTCTTTCTGTAAATCTTGTTATTAGTTTTATATTGAGATTTAATTCTTCGCTAGTATGAGACATATCTTGTTTGTCTTTATAAGATAATCTATTCTTATTTAGTCCTAAGCGATATTGTTCACGTTGTTTGTGTATTTCATCTACAAATTTTCTAACCTCTTCTTCTGCCAATTGCATATTCATCAAGGTTATAGGATTCTCCTGTGTCTTACGATAAGACTTATTTCTAGATATGGTACCTGTTATAATATTCTTAACAGTACTTTGAACTTTATCACCAAGTAATGCCTGATAATCTGGATTATTATGTGCAGATATTCCTTCACGTTTAGCTTCTTTCATACGCAATTGAACATCCTTTTTCTTGAACATTCTTTGATCTGCCATATTAAATAATAAATGCTCTCTCTCATTCATCTTCTGTTGTTCGTTTACAGCAAAAGCTATAGCCATATTATTTAATAAAGCGTTTCGTGTAAGTTTATTACGTATTTTAAATGTTTTATATAGCATTGATCCAAATCTAGTCCAAAAATGAGCAAAAAATGAATCATTATTTGCATAATCCATGAACTAGTTATCCATTGTTTTCATTGTTAATAAATCAACAAGTGCTTCTTCTCGCTATTCATCAGTCATTCCTTCTTTATCAACAGCACGTAATGCTTCTTGTACAAGTTTACTACGCCAAAACATACGTAAATAATGGTGTGCCATTTCATGATTAAATGTAGATGGATCTGCAGAATTTAATGCTATTCCTATAACATGATGAGCCATTGATGATCTTGTATTATAATCATAATATCCGTCAGCACCATCTAGATACTCAAAGAATTGAACAAGCAATGAATCTTTTCCATCAGCTGTTTTCCAAGTTCCATCTTCTTGTTTATGTAATCCAAAAGCTGCAGCAAGTCTTAACTATGTAGATTGCATTATTTTGCTCTATTTTTCTTCTGCAAATTTCTATTTTGCGTCATATACAGCTTCCATTAAGCTTGCATTTGGATCCTATTGCATCTTTTCCTAAATAGCGTGCATAACAAATTTATCTTCGTCTTTTTGCAAACTATTTAAAGTCTTAATCATTTCGTCATTTTGAGATTCTTCTGTTTCAGATGAATCTTCATTTAATAGCTCGTCTATATTTACAGATGCATCAGCGTATTTTGATATAGCATGTCTTGCAAATGCTTCAGATTGATCGAACGTGTATCCATTATTATCAAGAATCTATAGTACTACATTTTCAATCTAATCGTGTGAATTTTCATGAATAGCATTATCTATAACAGTTACTACATTTTCTAAAGCATTGTTAAATTTAGCTTCATCGTATGCCGGGATATATTTTAACAATTCTCTAAAATCTGGATTTGATACAAATTCTGCAATAAATTCCTGCTCATTTGTAAATCCATATATACTAAGCAGAGAGAGTATAGATTTGTTATTTTTATCAAATTTACTTAGATAATCTACGTATCCTAATAATACTGCTTTTATTTTAGGATGCTCGTTTATATATCTACTGGTAACATAATGTACGGCTTCATGTATTATTACATCACTTATATGTGAATAATTACGTGTTATATCGTGTATTGATATAACTTGTCCATTGTCATCATAACTACAAACACCGCCGATCGATTCATACTATTCATCAAATTTAAAAAAATAAGCTTTACCGTTTGTATATTTTTTCAAGGTATTTAATAAACGTCCTATGTAATCTTTATGTTTTCCACTTGGCGTGAAATTATAGACAATATTTACTAAATTATAT